CGCTAGGCCGGCCATAGTGGGCGTAGGAGACGGCGGCGAGCGATCCCAGGCGGGAATAGCCGGCCTCTTTGAGCCACAGGCCCACGGAGGCCGCGCACCAGGGGCCATTGAAGCCGGTGAAATTGCCGCCGCCGACATAACGCTCCGCAACGTGCAGGAGGCGTGTGTCGCCGCCCAGGGACGCCGTGGGCGTGTAGAAACGAAAGCCGAACAGGCTGAAGCCCTGATCGGGTTCAGGGGCCACCGCCATCGCCGTGCGCGCATAGACGCGGCGCTGATAGTGATGGTGGTGCGCAACAGGGCGCCAGCGATGATAGTAGCGGCGAGGTTCACGCCATCGAGGCTTCAGGCTTTCGAAGGATTTCTCCTGCGCCTCCATGCCAAAAATGCGCCGGATGTTGAAATTTTGACTGGACGTTTGCGGCGGCGGGTCCACACTGGCAAATGCCGGCGAGGAACACGCCACGAGTAGAGCCGTGACGGCGAGCAGCTTTCGCATCTTGCATCCTTTCTGGACATAAAAAGAGCGCGCCCTGCGCGAACAGGGCGCGCTCGATTACTCAACTAGGACGTGACGATCAGTGACCGGCGACGCCGCCGCCGACCGCAATCACGCTCGATCCGCCGCTGGAGGTGGCGCCGGCAAGGCCGTTGCCCGAAGATACGGCGCCCGTGGACGAAACGGACGAAGCCGTGCCGGCTCCCCCGCCGCCAGCCGCAACCGGGCCGAAGAACGTGCCGGTAGCGACGCCGCCGCCACCCGCAACGCCGGTCGCGCCAGCGGTGGTGCCGCCAATCGCAGCCGCGTGGCCGAGCGAACCGACGACGGTCGTCGAGTGGGAGTTGGTGATGACGGTGCCGCCACCCACGCCGAAGTCGAGAGCGAAGGCCGGGGCCGCAAGCATCGACAGGCCGGCGGCGAGAACAAAGATCTTCTTCATGCTATTTCCTCACGTGTGGTGCCAGGGAAACCGCCCTGGCGCGGATTTCAAGACTACCGCCCGCGACCACGAAACCGCTTATGTGACAGGTCGCGGACGGCAGCTTCTTGCTTTCGTGGCTGGGTCCGTTTGGAGCAAACCCAGGACGCCCCGCTCTCCACGGGGGACGCAAGATCTCTGCATGACCGCCGAGCCGGTGGGGACGAACCCTTCACCTTCCCTCGGCGGTCAGCTTGCTTTCGTGGCTCGCTGATGAGCAAGGGCCACGCCCGCTCGGTTCGGCGCGCGGGGACGCAAGATCAGTTGGAGGCCGTCTTGACGCAGACGCCGGCGTCAGCAGACTGGCGGGCGCCCTTGGTGCCGCAGGCGGCGACGACGTACTGGTGGCCTTTCTTGTCGAAGTAGCTGGCCGAACGCTTCATGTCGAGCGTCACGGGCTGCGACTTTTCGCCGGGAACCTTGCCGTGATATTCGCCCTTGAAGACCGGATGGCCGTAAGGCTCGACCACAGCGACCGTCTGCACGGCATATCGACCGATCCGACAGCGGACGCCAGAGGCGACCAGGGCCGAAGCTACTTCGTCGTCCTGGCACATGACCTGGATCGCGGCGTCACGCTGCCCGAAAGCCCATAGAGTGCGAGCGTTGAGGCGCTTGTTGCAAGGCCCGTCCTGCCAGGGAAAGCCAAGCGCCCCACCGCCGCCGACAGCGGCGCCGCCCAGGGAGACGGAGCCATTGCAGCTTTCAATGCCGGCGGCGCTCATGCCGGGGGCGAACACCGACGGCGACTGGCCGGTGGTGGTCGAATTGAAGGTGTTGGTGTTGGCCGCGCCAGACTGGTTGGCGTTGACGGAGCGGACGCCGACGTTCTGGCTGCTGTTGATGCGGCTGTTGACGTTGGAGTTGGAGCGCGAGGCCGAATTGGACTGGCTGGCCGACAGCGCGGTGTTGCGGTTGTTCTGGACGGGATCGGCAACAGCGGCGGAATTGGAGCGCGAGTTGGAGATGCCCGTGCCGACGCCGATGGCGTTCTGCGCGAAGGCGCTGGTCGAAAGGACGCTCGCCACGACGGCGAGACTGATAACAAGCTTATTCATGCTGCGTGTTCTCCTGTGGGCGTTTCTGGCATGTGCGACCAGATCACGATTTTGGTGGGTTGTAAAGTAGACTTCAGCTTATTTTTGGTCCGACTTGCTTTTTCCAGTAAAATCGGGCCATTTCCGCAGATCGCGGCGCATGTAGCACCGCAAGAAGGCCATGCCTTCGTAGTCATCCCCAGTTTCCATTACAGCATACTGAATCGCTGCCAACGGATCTGAAAACCTGTCGTCCTGTTCTATTACGGTGCTTTCCTTATCGCACAATTTGCTTCATCCCTTCTCTTTTTATACGCATCGCGCTTGTCACGCTGACGCTTCCACGCCGCTTCGTCATGGTTGCTGATGTTCGCTCGACCGATCACGCCTTTCGGAATTTTGGAGTAGGCGAGCATGCGGCAAAAGCGGCTGCTCAATTGGAGGGAGGTGAGATCGCCCAGGACGCCGTTCATGGCGTCGAGCAGGGCTTCATTCTTATTGGAGCGGGCCTTCACGCAGTCTTTCCCATAACTTGAGCCACAGCTTCAACCAAGGCGTCAGTCATGGCTTTTTCGTGTGCGGTCACGGCTTCGTTAAAGAAAGTGACGTTGGCCTCGATGGCGTCCGAAATGAGCTTGATCATTGTGGAGCGGGAGGCTTCAGGCTGGCGCGCGATGAACTCGGACTGGATGAAGACCAGGGCGTTCAACACCGTTTGCGTGTCTTGTCCAGAAAGGACTTCCGCTATTTTTGCGGCAAGGCCGGCGGCATTAGAGGCGTCTTCACTGGCGACGCATGATTCGAGCTTAAATCTTTCGTTCTGCATTAATCACCTTGTGCGGTTCGTTTCGACCTTCAAAAGCTACGACAAGCGAATACGACCTGTCAACCATCAATCGAGCTTAAATTCCGAAATAAACGCTTTCACCTCGTCGGGAGTGCGGGCGATCCGATAAATGCCGCCGTTTTCCTCCCAAAAGGTCTGGAAGCCTTTTTGATTGTCGGACTGGCGCCCGGTTTTGGGGATTTTCAATTCGAGGGCGAGCGGCCTGCATCGTGAGAGCACGATGATGTCGGCCACGCCAGACCGCACACCCATCTGTTTAAGACGGGCGGCGGTCACTTTGTCGCGCTTTCCCCCATTTGGCACATGAAACCACACCGTTTTGCGGCAGGCTTCGCTGAACAGCAGGGCGGCATGCATCTGGAAGGAGTCTTCGTCGTAGCCTCTCAACGTCAACCTCGTTTCGAAAGAAACTCATCGACCGCCGTCTGGATGACGTGCGACACGCTCTCGAAACCAGGTTCGTTGCGCCAGATTAAGTGTAGCTTGTCTCGCGCTCGCGGGTCAAGGCGGACCGTGACTACGACTTTCGCCGGCGACTGCGGCGTGAAGACGGGAACAGGCTTTTCCTTCTTTACCTTTTTCGTCGGCACAAAGCGTGGCATTTTCATGGTTTTCATTTTTGGCTGATCCTTGGCTTGCATTTCGCGGAGTATGGGGGCAACGTATACGTCCCGTCAAGACATCACGAGGATCTCTGTGACCGAAACGCTCTCCGAACAAATTTTAACTCCCACCCTTCGTCCCCATCAGCTAGAAGCCGTTGATACTCTCGCCAACTCCCAGGAAATAACAGCATACGCCGAAATGTCGGTCGCCTCCGGAAAATCGCTCGTCATGGCGAAATTGGGCGAGCGGGCGCTTGCCAACACCCGCGTCGTAATTATCGCGCACACGGAAGAACTGGTGAAGCAGGACGCCGCCGCCTGCCGGTGGATCGGCCAGGATCCGGCCATCTGTAGCGCCGGCCTTAACGAAATGAGGACTGATGGCCGGCTTACCGTCGGCACTATCGGCACTATTGCGAATCGGCTCGATCATTTCAGGGATGTCGGCCTGGTCATCATCGACGAGATCCACCGCGCCCGTATGACGCCATATAAAGATGGCACGGTATCAGAATATCTGAAGGTGCAGCAGGCGCTGCCGCAAGCCTGGTTTCGCGGCGTCACCGCCACCGGCTGGCGCGAGGATGGCACCGGATCGCTCAAAAATACGTTCGGCCCCTGCCTCTACGAATACGGTTTCCTGAAAGCCCTTGAGGATGGTTTCGTCAAGATGCTGCGCGCGGTCGCCGCCGACGCCCCCGACATCGACACCAAAGGCTTGAAGGTCAACTCCCTGGGCGAATGGGGCGGGCAGGAACTGACCCATCGCGGCGTAGCGTTGGCGCCGCTCCATGTCGCGAGCCTGGTCAAGGTCATGCGCGAGGAAGAGCGGACCAGGTGCCTGATCTTTGCGTGTGACATCGAGCATGCGAATGTGCTGGAGCGCGAATACAGAAAGCTGGGCATCGACGCACGGGCCGTCCACACCGGCGTCGGCGGTCGCGTCGAAAATGTCGAGGCTTTTCGCAGGGGCGAATTTCCCGTCATGATCTCGGTCGCCATGTTTAATACGGGGTTCGATGTCCCCGATATTGACATGATGGGCTTCTGCCGCCCGATGAAATCCAGTTTGCTTTATGCACAATCCCTGGGGCGCGGCGCTCGCCTGTCCGAATACGCCGATGATTGCGCCGTGGTTGATTTTGGCGGCAACATCATTCGGCACGGCGCCCTTGATATGATCGAGCCGCCGAAACAGCGGGCGCCGAGCGGCGGGAAGCCTGAAGAGGAAAGAGAAAAACTGCCGGCGATGAAGCGGGCCGTCGGCGGCGATCTGCGCAATGCCGCAAAGGAGGGCGTATTACTATCAAATCAGGGCAAACCGCAGTGGACGAAGCCAAACGGCGTCCCGATCTTTCTGCCGCAGCGCGGTTTTTGGATCGTCCCGACAAAGCTCGGCAAGGCGCGCTGGTTCTCGCGCGCTTATCCAAACGACGTCGAGCACCTTTATTGCGAGTATAGGGGAAAATACGGCTGGACGGCGCGCGGCGCTGTCGATAATGTGGGCATCCTTCACAAAGCGTGAAACAACCGAATACAGAAAAGGGCTATAAAATGGGTAAATTTACAATTTCTGGCATCACGAAGCCGGGTGACAGCTTTCTTTTCGAGAGCGACAATCTCAATGAAGTTCTCGACGCCATCGACATCATGCGCGGTTCTGTGACTGCCAGTGAGCGTGAACAGCTTGCTGCGGCTGGCGCCTTCGAACCGCCTGCGCAACAGGCCCAGCAGACCTACCAGGCTTCGACCCAGCAGGCTCAGGCTGCTCCTACCGCTCCTGCCGAACCGCCGAAGCGCACCCGCACCCGCAAGGCCGCCGAGGCCCCGGCGCCCGTGCAGCCGCAGGATGCTCCCCAGACCCAGCAGCCGGCCAGCCCGTTCGCGAACGCCAATGCGCCCTTTGCGCCGGCGCCCGATCACACTTCGAACGGCGCCACCGAGCGGCCTGCGGTCGTCAAGTTGAAGACGCATCTGGCTGCTCTCGCCGCCGCGCATGGCGAGGGCCAGGTCTATTCCTGGGCCATCCAGAACGCTTTCAACCTGCCGGTCGAGACGACCAAGGATGTCTTTCTCAACGAGAAGATCTACGGTTTCACCGACGACCGGCTTGAGGCGGCGTATCGCATGAGCGGCGGTCAGTAATCACTGATCGCACGAATAGAGGGGGTCCATTCGTGCGGCCCCCTTTTTTAACATCCAAAAACAGGAAACCCCATGTCAGCCCACGCCAATTTTGCGCCCTCGTCCGCCGCCAGGTGGCTCGAATGTCCCTTCAGCGCCATGATCAGCGCCACCCTCCCAAATCACGATAGCGACGCCTCCCGCGAGGGCACCCGCGTCCACACCCTGATCGAGAAGGCCATCGCCGGCGAACCGATCCCCGAAAGTGAAGACGAGGACGTTGCTTACGGCATCGAAATGGTGCTCGATTTTGTCAATCAACTCGGCGGTCTGAAGACCGTTTTGGCCGAGCAGAAAGTACACCTGTCGAAAGACGTGTGGGGGACCGTCGATATCTTACAGCCCGATCCTTACGTCACGACCCTCCTGGACTATAAAAACGGCCAGATGGACGTCGCCGCCGACCGCAACATGCAGTTGATGACCTATGCGGCGGCGACGCTTGAAGAGAAGGGGCCTTCGAAGTTTTACCGCCTGGTGATCGTGCAGCCGAACAGCCGCACCGCCGGCGATCAGCGCGATGTCAAGCAGAGCCTGGTTCCGCTCGCCCTGGTCGAGGAACATCGTGAAAAGGTGCTGGCGGCGGTCGAGCGCGGCATGCACGGCGAGGGGCCGAAGCCTGGCCGGCATTGCCGCTACTGCTCGGCCTTTGGCAACTGCGAAGCCACGCAGCAGATGTTGCCTTTCATCATGACGGCGGTCCGGATGCTGCCGCACGAGATCCCCAACGCCACCGCCGTCCGCATGCTGACCGTGCTCCGGGGCCTGGAAGACATGCGCAAGGCCCTGGAGAAGGATATCGTCACCCGATTCGCTTCCGGCCAGCAGGTGCCCGGCGCCCAAATGGGCATGACCTCGACCCATCGCAAATGGGGCGACGACCGCATGGCGGTCGAGAAGCTGATCGCAGCCTATGGCCTGAACGGCGTCGATCCGATCAGCCCGGCCCAGGCCGAGAAAATGGGTTCAGCCGGCGTGGAGTTAGCGAAGACGCTGGCCTTCAAGCCCACGGGAAGCCCCAAACTGATTTATTGATGGAGCATTGACAGCCGAACACGCTCGTGCCAATCTACGTGAGTAAATGTAAAGCGTAACCGTGCAACCAAGCAAACTGTGAAAGGGCGCCTCTATGGCCCGCGAACTGCAAAAAGTCATCCTCATGAATGCCCAGCTTGTCTACACCAATCGCCTGTACGAGGCAGAAACGGTGGACATGGCCGGCGCTCCGCTCAAAAAGCCAACCTGGTCTGTGAGCCTCCGCTATCCCAAAACCACCCAGAACTGGTTCGACGAGCCGCTGCTGTTGGCCCTCCGCAATGCCTGCGGCGTCATCAAGAGCCGCGAAATGGCTCACGTTCCTTTCGAGCGGATCGAGTTCCCCGTCAAAGACGGCTCCCTCCCCAACAAAAAGAACAAGATCCCGTCCTGGGCGAAGGATCACTGGATCATCCGCGCCAATACGACGATCAAGCGGCCTCTGGTCGAGCAGCGCGTCGATGGCGTCGTCACCCCGCTGGAGGCGATCCAGCTTGGCGGAACGCGCCTCTGGGGCGACGGCGACTACGCCGGCGTCGTCATGTCCGTCGCCAAGCGCATGACCGATGATATCGGCATCAAGTGCTATCTCCAGAGCGTCTGTTTCATGGCGCACGGCGAGCCTCTCAACACGGCGGGCGAACCCACTGACTGGGATGTCGCGATCAGCCAGGCTGCGGAGCACGGCATCAACATCAAGGCCGACGCCCCCGGCTTCAATGCCGGTGGATTTCCGCCGGCCAGCAACGGCGCGGCGCCGCCCTTCGCTCCGTTCAATCCGACCGGTGGCCCGTCGCCGTTCAGCGGCGCCGGTCCCAAGGCCGCCGATCCCTTCTAAAATCAAAACCCAATCAAAAAGATGCCCCAGCGTTCGCGCTGGGGTTTCTAACTGCGCCCGGAGCTACCCAAAATGCGCCTGCATCAACTCCTAGACTTCAAGAACCAACTGCCTGCTGTTGTTAGCAATTGGTTCTTGAAGTTCGGACCTGACGTGAAGCAATTCTACTTTGGGGATATCATGTCGATCTCTGGAGACGAGTGGGTCGATCTACAGAATTACGCCGTTGATCTAGTTGCGTTAGGAAAATTTCAGCTTCCCTTTGAGCATGTGTCATACGCTTATGAGTGTGGCGCCATGCAGATTTTGGGCTGCTTGGAGTTTAAGAACAATGCGTTTCGTATTGCATTGGCTCGAATGTGGAAAGATGAAATAGGCCGAGCCGCCGTATTTAGTCATTATGCAATAGAAGATCTGGAATGCTCTAAGGAAATTAAGGGTGTTGGTTGCAAATTACGCGACATAGCTTGTTACCCACCGGTTGAAACAAAAGATCAAGCGACGGAAGCGATTGAAGACGCGCGCGATCACATGCTCGCGTTCATGGCCCTGACCGTCATGCTGTCGGCCAAAGGCGTCGGGGTTGAAGTCATCCCTGCGCCAGAGAAATTGAACAAGTGCCGAGCCAAAAAAGGGCGCCCGCCGATCAGTGAAATCCGCACTGTCCACATCCGCATTGGCGGCGAAAAATACACTTTCGCCGGCGAGCGACACGGGCACCACGCCTCTCCCAGGCTGCACTGGCGTCGCGGCCACATTCGCCGCCTGCCTTCCGGTGGCATCACTAATGTTGTGCCGTGCCTCGTCGGAAATGCGGAGCGCGGCGTCGTCAAGCACGACTACGACGTGAGGGTCAAGCACTAATGGGCGGCAGACGCAGAACAGACGGCGATACGTGCGCCCCTTTGGAAGCATCGACCATTCGTCTTTTACACCGCAAGATTTTCTTTGCGCTTTACCACTATGGCCCCATGACCGCGCTGCCTGCTTCTCTGGCGGTTGGGAAAACTGAACAGACCGTCACTACTCGTTTTGAAGAAATGCTTAAACGTGGCCTCGCTACTAATGCTGGAAAGGCAAAAAATTTGTTTACGAACAGATCTGCCATCGTGCGAAAACTTGTCATGGGTCACCCCACCATCCCAACCAGCTTTGCTGAATTTATGACCATGTCAAAGGAATATCGCGCGATCAATCGCGAAGACCGGGAAGCCTTCCGCGCCGTGTTACGCGGCATGCTTGATGAACTCGATAAATTTGATCAACTGGACGAGGGAAAATGACAGACAATCGCGGAGGAACCAGCGGACCAGGAAAATGGGGTCCGGAAGAGAAAGAATCGGCGGCGAAACAGCGCCGGCGGGTCTGGATGATCATGATCGATTGGGAGTGGCACACCCTCTCCGAATTGCACATCCTGACCGGCGATCCGGAGGCGTCCGTTTCTGCGCGCCTTCGCGATCTGCGCAAGAAGAAATTCGGCGGATATGACGTGCTGCGCAGGCGTGTTTTGGGCTTGAAGATTTACGAATATCGTGTGGTCGAGCCAGCAGGTGGCGCGTGAAAAAGCTCTACGTCGATGTCGAAACCCGCTCTAGGGTTGAACTGGGCGACGCCGGCTCCCGCCGGTATGCCGCCGATCCTTCGACCATGGTCACCACGGCGGCGTGGAAATGGGCGGCGCCGAAGGGCGCCTTTTCGCCGGCGATGACCGCCTGTAACGTCCCCAGCCTTGCCGGCATGGGGCGGGCCTCGATGGCCGAATTTACCAAGGCCCTGGGCGAGGCCGACACCATCGTCGCCCATCACATCAATTTCGACGTCAATGTGATTGCGAAGACGCTCGGCCCCTGCGGCATGCGGCTGGAGCAATTCGACTGCACGATGGCGCGCGCCCAGCGCATGAGCCTCCCTGGCGGGCTGGACGAGCTATGCCGCGCGCTCGGCGTCCAGGGCAAGACCGTCGGCGGGCGCAAGTTCGTCATGGCGACCTGCAAGCCTAAGCGCGACGGCTCGTGGAACGAGGATCCGGAAGTCTTTCGACACCTGATCGATTACAACGCCCAGGATATCCACTGCCTTGAGAGCGTCGATGAAATCCTGCCGCCGCTGCCGCCAGAGGAAATGGCGATCTGGCGGCGAACCTGGTGGAAAAACGCTCGCGGGTTGCCGCTCGATCTGGAGCTATGTCACCGAATCGCGGCCAAGAAGGCCGAGATCGAGCGCGAGATCGCCGGCGAGCTATTTGAGATCACCGGCGGCGCCGTCACCGCCCTGACCCAGCGCGCGCGGATCCTGACCTGGCTCAAGACGCAGGGCGTCGATATCGGCAACACCCAGCGCGCGACGCTCGAAACCTGGCTCGATCTGGAAACGCTGCCATTTTCCGCCTGGCGGATCCTGACGTATCTTTTCGACAGCGGAGGCTCGGCGCCGACCAAGGCCCAGGCTTTGCTCGACCGGCAGGTCAACGGCCTGTTTCAGGACGCCACCCGCTATTTCGGCGCTCGATCCGGACGAGGGACGTCCGAGGGCGTCAATATGTTCAACATCGCCCGGCCATCAGGCAAATACGACACCGAGACGGTGATCGCGCGGCTGAAAGCGGAGCCAAACGGCGTCTTCACCAACACCGAGCTATCGGACGTCCTGCGCGGCGCCATTGTTGCTCCACAGGGCGACGTGGTGATCGACGCCGATCTGTCCAACATCGAGCTACGCCTGTCGCTGTGGTTCGCCGGCGATCAGGCCAAGCTGGACCTGCTCGCCAAGGGAGACGACCTTTACGCCAAAACCGCCGGCAATTCGATGGGGGTTCCGGGATTGACTAAAAACAGCCATCCCAAAGAGCGCCAGGCCTACAAAAAAGTGGTGCTGTCGGGCGGCTACGGGATCGGCATCGACAAGCTTTTCCGCACCTTCAAGGTCGATAAAGACCTGCCCTACGAGTACAGGCGCGACATCACCTATGATCAGGTCGCCGCGATCCACCGAGGCTATCGGGCCGATAATGTCCCTCTGCAAAAATCCTGGTACGCCCTGGGCGACGCCATGAAGCTGGCCCTGCGCGAGCGCGGGCGGGTGATCGAGGTCTGCGACGGCAAGATCGCCTTTCTCTATCGCGGCGCCGAGGATGTCATGGCCCTGCGCCTGCCGTCGGGCCGGGTGATCCCACACTATAAGCCTCACCTCGACGAAGAGGGCCAGCTATGCTTCTGGAGGGCGAAATACGGGCGCATGATGAAATGCCGCACCTGGGGTGGCGCGCTGATGGAGATTGCCTGCCAGAGCGCGGCGCGCGACGTCCTGGTGGCTGTCGAAGCTGGCATCGAGCAGGAGCTTCCCGACGTGCGCCTGATCCTCGACATCTACGACAGCGTGGTCGCCCTGGCGCCCAAGGCGGTCGCCCAGCAGCGATTGGATCACATCTTAACCATCATGCGGCGGACGCCGGCTTGGGCTGTCGGCCTGCCCCTGAACGCTGAGGGCATGATCGCGGCGAGGATGCAAAAATGAGGATTAATATGGATGGAGCGCGACAGGACAGGCTCACCATCGAATCAGGAGAATTTGCTGATCGGGAGGCGTTCGAAAAATGGATTAAACAGCTAAACACCGCTGCCGCCATCCTGTGGGGGCCGGCGCCCAAGAAAACGAAAAAATCCGTGGAGCCGAAATGAACGACGGCGACATGCACTGGTATCGGTATGTCCCCTGGGCGCTGGTGGAGGCCTATCAGGCGCTCGGCTGGGTGCTGGAAGGCGACATGGGGCCGGTCATGCGCGTCTACCGCGCCATCATGCGCTGGGCGGGCCAGGGCGAACCCGTGGAGCCGAAATGAGATATTTGAGCGTCGCGAGCGGGATCGAGGGCGCCACGGTCGCCTGGGGGCCGCTCGGCTGGGAGCCGGTGGCCTTTGCCGAGATCAATCCGGCGGCGACCGCGATCCTGACGCGCCACTATCCAAAAGTGCCGAACTTTGGCGACATGACCCGGCTGTTCACGCCGGCGCTGGGGCCGGTCGATCTGCTTGTCGGCGGGACACCATGCCAGGCCTTTTCCGTTGCCGGCGTCCGCCGGGGCCTCGATGACGCGCGCGGCAACCTGGCCCTCGCATTTGTGGAGTTAGCGCATGAACTCGCCCGAAAAAACGGCCTCCGGAATTGCCTGTGGGAAAACGTCCCCGGCGTCCTCTCAATGCGAGACAACGCCTTTGGCTGTTTCCTGGGAGGCCTTGTCGGCGGCGACGCCATCGTTCTGCCAGGAGGCGGAAGGTGGCCCGATCAAGGTATGGCTTCCGGTCCCAGGGGACGCCTTTGCTGGCGTGTGCTCGACGCTCAACATTTCGGCCTCGCCCAACGACGCCGTCGCCTGTTCGTTGTCGTCGATTTTGGAGGTGGGGCCGATCCCGCTGCAGTTTTATTTGAGCGCGCAGGTCTGCATAAACATCCTGCGCAAGCGCAAGATGCTCCCTTTCCTGCTGTACCGGGCGCTAATACACCAGGCGCTCAGGATGGGGAGCAACCCTTCACTCTCGCCATCAGGGGGCGCAAGGACGGCGCGCAGATAGAATGGCGGCAGGATGGCCTGGCCAATGTGCTGCTGACGCCCAGCGGGGGCCGGGCCGGCATAGGCGTCGGCGCTATTTGTGTTGACGATACATTGCGGCGGTTCACGCCGACCGAGGCCGAGCGGCTGATGGGCTTTCCTGACGGTTATACCGGCGGCCAGGCCGATTCGGATCGATACCGGCAGCTTGGCAACTCATTTCCGATCCCCGTATTACGCTGGATCGGACGGCGCTTTGAAAATAATTTTGAAAAAATGCAAAAAGGTGTTTGACAACCGAACACGCCATGTCCTATAAGGGGTCATCAGCGGACGGGAATTGACCCGCCGCTCTCTCCAGGGGCCAAGACCATGAACCACACTCTCGCTGATCGTTACCAGGCCGCCAAGGCCGTCGCCGCCAAGGCCGATGCCGAGGTCAAGGCGCTCCACGCCGAACTGCTCGCTCTGGGCCAGCCGGTGGTCGAGGGCCAGCGTTGCACGATCAAGATCGCGGACGCTCCCAAGGACAGCCTGACCAAGGAAATGCTCGTCGGTGAGTTCGGCCTCGACTGGTACAAGGCTCGCGCCAAGACCATCGAAGGCAAGCGCGTCACCATCATCGCCAAGGCCATGCAGACCTTGGTCGTCAAGGCGCTGGAGGAAATCAGCGCCTGATTGAAGTCTCAGTGCGGTGGGGGTTTAGGCGCCCCCATTTCGCGGACACTTTCGTCCGACCAAGAGGAACACGCATGAAAAAGTTCTACATTCCCGGCCTTCTGCTCGCCATCATCATCGTCGGCGGCATCGTCGCCAAGGCCCACGCTGGAACCTGCACCACGACCTGCAACACCTACGGCAACCAGCGGTACTGCAACACCACCTGTTACTAAACACAGCTTCGGTTCAATAGCCCTGGGGTCGCCCCCGGAGATGCGTCCTGCGCGTCGGCTGTGTTTTCTGTCCCTCTGGACCTGCCCCCTTGAGAAAGGGGCAGACCCGGAAGATCCGAAAAAGGAAAAAATCAATGTCCGTCTTTGAAGTCGCCCTTTACGAAATCACTCAGAGCGTTCGCCACCTGAAGCGCAGCGCCAAGGAAAAGAACCAGGTCAAGTTTGACAGCAACGCCGCCTACCTGCGCGGTTTGGTTGAGGCGCTGATCAGCCAGCAGGCCAAAGCTTTCGAGGCCCCCGTCCTGCCGCTCTACGCGGTGCGGCTCTACAGCAAGATCACCAAGACCGAGGCGTCGTTCGACGTGCGGGCCAGCAGCGAACTGGCGGCGGTTCGCGCCCTCGTCAACCGTGGTTTCCACAACAAGGACCACATCGTGCGCGGCGTCGATCTGGTGCGGGCATGAAAGCGAAGCTTGACGTCTCCGTCGAAGACCACGGCTCGCTGTGGCTCTTTCGACCCATCACCGAGGACGCCAAGACCTGGATCGACGACAACGTCGAGGACGCGGCGCTATGGTTCGGCGGCGCCCTCGCCGTCGAGGCCCGGTTCGTCCAGGCCCTGATCGAGGGCATGCTGGCCGACGGCCTGGAGGTGGGCAGATGAAGCGCGCCACATGGGTGAACGGCAAGCGCCGCGTCACCGGCGAGTGGCGATACCACTGGAGCAGCGACACGTTCGTGATTGTGCTCGACGGACGCAATCGCCTGACGGGGCGTCCAAACGTGATCTACGCCAAGGGCGAAGAGCCTGAATGGGGCAACTGGAAAAGAGAGGCGGAACGATGAACATTGAGCAGCGCCGAATCCTGGCCCACCTGCCCAACAATGTCACGGTCGAAGAGTGGCCGGAACAGACCTATTGGCGCTGGATCGTGGCCCGCGCCTATACCAAAGGCGCCCGCGAGGTGAAGGCATACACCACCAAGGCCAGCGCAATGCGCGGCGGCCAGCGTTTGAGCAAACACCGGAAGGGGATCTAAAGCATGACGACGAAGGAAATGAGCGAAATGGGCTTGACCGATATCCCGCTCACTGCGGACGAGGTTCGCACCGCCATCCTGGCGCTGCACGAAGCGGAGGAAATTTACCTCCGTCGCGCCGCGCGCTACAGGGAGGCCGGATTCTCGGCCAACCATGCCGACTGCCTCAAGCGGGCCGGCAAGGCCCAGGCGCTGGCCAACTGGGTCGCCCACCACGCCGACGCGGAGTGATGGCCATGCGCAAGTTTGAAGTTACGGTCCTGGTGACCAGGGAAGGGGCGCTGCGCCCTTTCCGCGTCCATTATCTCACGATGGCCCACACTTTCGAGCAGGCGCGCCAGAAGGTCGCTGCCCAGGCTCTGAAGCATAAAACCCACCAGTTCATCCGCGTCGTCGATGCAAGGAAACCCGAAGCATGAAGCGTCGCTATCTGACGAAGACCCAAAAGGCCGTGCTCAAGAGCATGGCCGACAACGGCGGGCGCGCGGTGATCGCCACTGGCACCCGGTGGAGCACCTTCAGCCCCGGCAGGTGCTGCATCTTCGGGCAAGGAATGCACTGCCTGCTTCACAATCGCTGGATCACCAGCCGTGGCGAAAACCAAATCGGATTTTACGCCTGGACGACCGAAGGCCGGCTGGCGCACGAGCGCGGCTGGTTCATCCCGCAACTCTATTCCTCGCCCCACTGGGCTGATGAAAAACCCTTGCCCGACGAATCTTGAACTTTTTTCGAAAAGGCTGTTGACACCCGATCACGTTGTGTCCTATAAAGGGTCATCAACAACGACGAGGCGCACAAAATGTTCGGTTACTTCTACGGAAACGTCCTCATCATCGCGAAGACCCCTTACGGAGGTAAGGATTTTCGGGACGGCGAGCAGATCATCTGCTGGAGCAAGCGCGAAGCCCGCAAGATCTGCAAGGCTCGCGGCATCAAGCCCTGGAATTTCTAACCGGGGGCGAAAGCCCCCGCCTGCCCCCCACCCAAACGGGATTTCCTGCTATGTCCAAGATCTACCTCCCCATTTCCAAAGGCCCCTACCTCAAGAAAGAGGGCAACTGGGTTCGCGAGAACCCGCTCTGCGACCTGACCTTCGACGCCCTGCTCAAGGATCTGGTCGATGGTCAGTATGACGACGAGATCGTCTCGATCATCGAGATCGACCTGGTCGCCGGCACCTCGAAAGAGGTGATCGACGAGTTCGCGGACGCGGTCTACGCCAAGGTCGAGGCCGACTGGCGCCCGATTGGCGCGGACCTGGCCGAATGGCTGGCTGATCGCGGGTTCCAGGTGTCTCAGAGCGGGGGAGAACGCTGATGAGCGCCTTCTGGAAAGACGCCATCCTGGTCGCCCTCGCGACCCTCGCCATCCTGGGCTATGTGAACCTGGTTGAAAATTTTTTCTGAAATCAGGTTGACAGGCGAACACGGTGTGTCCTATAAGGGGACATCAGCAACGAGGACACACCGATGAAACTCTCCACCGCCCGCCTCACAGACATCGCCGCGATCAACAAGTTCCTGTTCGCCGGCAACGCCACTTTCACCCTGGTGTCGGCCAAGACCGGCGCTCGCTACACCTTCAAGGCGCGTCACTGCGGCGACGAAGGCAAGGATCTGTTTTTCGTGTCGGTCCTGACCGGCGCCGACAACGAGGCCTCCTACACCTACCTGGGCCAGTTCGTCGGCATGCGCGGGTTCCAGCATGGCCGCAAATCGACGATCAGCGCCGAGGCGCCGTCGGCCAAGGCCCTGGCCTGGTTCTCCAAGTTCCTGAACACCGCGAGCCTGCCCGATGTGGTCGAGTTCTGGCACGAGGGCAAGTGCTGCCGCTGCGGTCGCAAATTGACCGTCCCCGCTTCCATCGCTTCCGGCATTGGTCCGGAATGCGCCACCAAGATCTGAGGATTTCTCTGATGAAAAAGCTTGCTCTCCTGGCTTCCCTGCTGTGCTCCGTCTCGGCCCAGGCCGCCGAATACAAGATCGTCAACATGCCGAGCGGCGACATCCTCGCCGTCGAGGGCGACATCAATTATGGCGAAGAAACGGTTTTCGAGGCCCGCCTGGCCGATATCGCCAAGGCCGGCCACACCGTCACCGGGATCGGCCTCAACTCGCCTGGCGGCAACGTCTACACCGCCGAGGCCATGGCGATCATTGTCGCCAAGCAGGGCTACACCGTCATGGTCGCCAATGGCGATATGTGCGCCTCGTCCTGCTTTCTGATCCTGGCCGCCGGCAAGGAAAAGCTGGTCATGGCCGACGCTAAGATCGGCGTCCATGGGGCCAGCATGAACGGCAAAGAGGACACCAGCGCCGCCAAGGTCACGCTCTTGATGATCGCGGATCTGAAAGAGTACGGCGTCCCGCCGGCGATCCTGGGCAAGCTGGCGATGACCGGCAACAGCGAGGTGTCCTGGCTCGATAGCGCGGACCTGCGCAGCATGGGCGTCGATATCGTGCCGGTCAAACCCAAGGCGGCTGCGGCGCCCGCGTCCATGCCCAGGCCTTCTGCTGCGCCGCCGGCGCCGGCCAGCAATACGATCAACTGGTCTGGCTCCTGGGGCGACTACGTCGATCAGGCCGCTCGCTGGTCGAAAGAGAGCTACGGCAAGCTGAACCTGTCGCGGGTCATGCATAACGACGGCTCTTACCTGTTGAGCATCAGCTATGTGTCGAACACCAAGAAGCGGGTCGAGCTTGTGGAGAACCACACCACCGGCGCTGAGAAGGAATTTGACGCCTGGACCTGCGTCCACTACTCGGACGCACTCAAGAAGTGCCGTGGCTGGGGCATTCAGCAATGGGACACCTACAACAAGATCAACGCAAGATGGGTGAAGCAATGATGCAGACTATGTGGATGCTTATCGTGGGATTCGCGATTATCTATATGGTGATCGCGGCGGTATTTAGGAGGTAAAAATGAAAACACACCCGTCAATTACTATTGACCGCCTCTTGGATGCGGTCGAGCGCCGCGATCATTGCCTGGACAATCCGGGCTTCTGCATCGCATGCGGCGGCGAGCAGGATGGCTGCGAACCGGACGCCAGGAAATACGTCTGCGAGGCCTGCGGCAAGCGGGCGGTGTACGGCGCCGAGGAGATCCTGCAATGCATTTCATGATCGGATTCGGGATTTTCGTGCTGTGCTGGGGCCTGTTCCCGCGCGTCATGGGCTGGATCACCCTGCTGGCTGTCGTCGCTCTCGTCTTGACCATTGGAGGGTCGCACCAATGAACTGGAAACCGGAGGTTAAAATCAGCGGAAACTGGGAGCACAATCGCCTGGTGTTCGCGACCAAGGAAGAGGCCGAAATCAGCGCGCATAGCCTGTTCATGCGCTGGACCCTGGCCGAGGATCACCGGGCCGTCGAGAGCAGCGACCCGGTCAACTACGTCATCATCGACGGCGAAATGTCGCCGGTCAGGGAGGGGGCTTGACCCTCGCCTTTATCATCATTCTCCTGGCGGCCAGCGCGCCCAAAACCATGCTGGCCGGCTTAATTGCAACCCTCATCACCCTGAACTGGACGAGAACCCAATGAACAACAGACCCGAATTTCCCTTTCCGCCCATGCTCTACGGCAATGTCGAAGGGATGGAAGAGCCAATCATTACCGCCGCAGTCGATGTGGGCGAGGATCTGAGCTTTCTGCCGCCCGACGCCATAATCAACGTCGGCATGCTGCTGATCGTCATGGGCGTCAATGGCATGGACGCCTGCCCCGACCCGATTGCGACGCTCAACAAGGTGCGGGATTGCGCCTTTGCTTCGCTGGAAAACCTGCGCAAATACACCCAAGAGAGGACAAACTGATGAGCACGGAAATGAACTTCGACAGGCATGCGCCGACTTTTTACGGCAATATCAGCATGCTCGAGAAACTCACGCTCGGCATGATGCTGACGCGGCTGCTGAAGGGCGACCTGGCGCTGGCGCCGCCAAAGTTCCTGCTGAACCTTGGCATGCTGCTGATCGTCTCGGCCATGCAGCGCATGAAGACCGACAAGCCCGACGCCATCATGGCCGACATTTCCGACTGCGCCGTGCGCTCCCTGTCCAACATGCGAGCCTGGATGCATGACAATGAAATGTAATCAGTGCCGGTTCTACGATCCGCTCTCCAAGCCGTGGGAGTGGCGCGGCTCCTGCAACATCAAGCTGCCGCCTGGCGCTATTATGGACGCCAACGGGGGCTATATTCCCGACAGGTTCACGCGCGGCGATTCGGGCTGCGATCTGGGCCAGCCGATTGAAGAAAAGGAGGAAACAGCCGATGACGCCTGAAATGTTGGAAACCGTGGGCCAGAACCTGTTCGGCGCTCATTGGATCGGGGAACTGGCCGCGCGCTTGAACGTGGCGCCGCGTACGGTTCGGCGCTGGGCCAGGGGTGAGTTCGCCATGCCAAAGGACGCCCAGGAGGCTCTGGGGGTGATCGCGCAGGAGCGGGTCCGGGAGGCGGCGCGCGCTTTGGAGGGGTTGCTTGGCGCTGGACAGAATTGAAATCCGGGCCTAAGTTGGACGCCCCAAATAAACAAGACCCCGGCCTTGCGGCTGGGGCCTTGGTCTGCACTACCACCGGGAGAACGGACGACGGGACGACAGGAGAATAGTCAGTGGACGCTGACTTGACAGCAATTTAGGCTCCCCCGTCATCATTGTCAACGAACAGCCTTGCATTTTGCAGGGGCGGGAGAGCTTTGCGCGATGGCTGACTATGATGTTGAAAAGATCAAGAAAATTATCGCCATGCTGTCGAGCGAACACGATGGCGAGGCTGCTGCGGCTGCAAGAATGCTTTGCATTCACGCAAAAAAGCAGGGCCACAACGTCACAGAAATGATGGCGGCGGTTTTTGGCGGGGGCGGCGGCGGCATGCTGCAGTATAGGCTCGACGCCGCCTTGCACATGGTCGAGGTCGCCAAAGAGGCGGTCGCGGTGGCGCTGGCTAAGGCCGAAGAAGAGAAGGCCAAGCGCATCGCGCTGGAGCGCCATCGAGACGCAGGCTTTACGGCAACGTCGGCGCCGCGCCCGCAGCAAGAGGATCGATCCGCCTTCTGGAACGCAGCAGCCAACGCACGGGCGTCGAGCAATCCCGATCCCTGGGCTTGGGGAGCGCCGCCGTGGGGGGCCAAGCCCTCGCCCCCACCGCCGCCCTGGATGGACATCCTGCGCGATATGTTCGACCGGCACGGCGTGTCCATGCTGACGCAATGGGAGCAAAATTTTGTCGTTGACCTGATCGACCGAGGCATCCGCCATCCGAGCGAAAAGCAAGAGGCGGTGATTGTCAGGATCGTGGCGAAATACCGCACATGGGAAGACACTGGAAATTGTGGTTTTCACAGCGTCGGGCGATAGACAAAGAAACGGGGGCTTGCGCCCCCGTTTGCAGTTTTTGCCCAAACAACACACCCAAAAGGCAGACCCGAACGATGGAAAAGGGACCGACTTAGATGTCGAATATAGATCACGGTTCAGGCGGAAGCAAGGGCGGCGGCGGGGGCGGCTCGCAATATCGGTTTTTTCAGATGATGGCTAATTATGCCGATTTGCTGATCGACGCCGGCTATCCCATCATCCCGGTCAAGGGCAAGATCCCGACAGACGAAGGTTGGCTGGATCGAAAATACAGCAAGAGCGACATGCGCGAGCGCATGCTGGCCGGCGGCAATATCGGCCTGCCCCTGGGCCGTGAAGTGGGCGACGACATGGCGCTGGTGTCCATCGACGTCGATATCCCATTTCTGGCCCCTGCCGAGGCGGTGCGCGGCGTCATGCCAGACGGGCCGACCTGCTATGGAAATCAGCCAAAATTTAAGATGATCGCGCGTGTGCCCCTGGCCGAAGCTTATTCGCGGGATTATCCCTTTGTGCGCTACAACGGCGCCGGCGAGGAAAAAATCCAGGTCCAGGTGCTGGGCAAGGGCAAACAAGCGGTGATTTTCGGCATCCATCCCGAAACCGGCAAAATGTATTTTTGGGACGCCGATTCGCAGCAACGGCGCATTTTCGAAATGGCGCCGGATGATTGGCCGGCAATTAACAACATCGAGACGCTGATAGGATCGATAGCGCGGGCGCTGGAGCCGTTCGGCTGGTCCCGGCGGGCGTCAGGCGTCGGCGGGGCGTCGCCGCGCGCCCAGGCCTATCCGGAGGGCGTCGAGATCCCGGAGCATATCCTGGACGCGGTCGAAGCTTACCTGAACCGCGAGATCGCCGTCCTGGCCGGCATGGCGCCTGGCACGGGGCGCGGGACCAAAGCTTTCGAAATCGGCTGCTGGGCCGGGTTCGCGCTGCGCGATGGCGGCATTGATTTTGACGCGGTGCGGGCCGAGGTGTCGGACGCCCTGGGCGAAAATCAAAAAGACCTGCGACAATTCGACAATGGCGTGGCTAAGTCGGACGGGCAGCAATTCGCAGAGCCAAAAATCGACTGGAACGCCGAGGCGGCAAAGATGGGCGGGCCTGGGCCAGCGCCAAACGTCACCTCAATCGGCCATGACGGCTACAGGATCGCCCTCGCCACGCTGCACCGGACCCTTGAGCGCCGGCATGTGCTGCGCCATGGCACAGACACGTCATATGCGGCGCTGATCGCGGAGGCGGCGACCCTGTCCTGGCGTGGTTCGCTTTACCGCAACATGGCCGGCGATGTGGTGCGGGTGATGCCGTCCGCCGGCGCGCATGGCACGGCGGCGCCAAAGGGCACGTTGAAGGATCCGACGCCGCCGCAAGTGCGGGTATCGGTTCCGGATGATTGCGAGGTGCGGCTGATGATCGGGGACGCGGTCACAACCTGGGAGCGGGTCAGGATCCCGGACGAGGGCGGGCCGTCGCATATCGTGATCAATCGCGACCCCAACGGCGAGGACATATCGTGGAGGGGCGCCGGCGGGCTGAAGGTCGAGGGCGCCAAAACCTCGATCTGGGCCAGGCGCGCGGCGCACAATCACGGGCGCGAGGCCTGGATTGACGACCGCGACGCCTGGGTGAAATGCGCCTTGCCCAAGGGCGAAGGGATTAAGGCGGTGGTGAAGGCCTTCCGGACCAATGCCGGCACAGTGGGGACGCCGTGGCTGCGCTCGGTATCGACGGCGCCGTCTTTCGGCAGGGACGGGCGGCTGCTGATGGATGACGGGCCGCTGGAGACGGCGGCGGGTGAAATCGTGTTTACGGTCCAGGGGGCGATGCGCGGCCACGTCAAGCTGATGCATATTGACGACGCCAAGAAGGTGCTGATGGACTTCCTGGCCCTGTTTCCGTTCGCTGACGACGTGAGCGAATCGGTGGGCCTGGCGCTGTTCCTGTCGCTGATCGCGCGCGGGGCCTTTGGCGTGGGGCCGGCTTACGTGATCGACGCGCCGGATTATGGCGCCGGCAAAACTTTTCTGGCCGGCAAGCTGGGGCTGTTTTCGGGGCAACCCATGAACCTTATCCCGTGCGGCGTGGACAAGGGCGAAGAGGAATTAAGCAAGCGTTTCGAGACGGCGCTGATGACGGAGGCGAGCGGGATGCTTTTGCTCGATGATGTGCCGCATGGAAAGATGCCGAACTTTCCGACGATGCGAACCTACCTAAGCGCGACCACGCCAGAGCTAAAAATCCGGCGGTTCGGCAAAAACGACGATCACAAGACAGTCAGGACGGACGCGACCACGCTTGCGGTCACCGGCTGCGCGGTCGAAGTGAGCAAGGACATGGTGCGGCGGGTGCTGCGCACGAACCTGGATCCGCGCAAGGCGGCGGACAGGGTGGAGTGGGAGGCCGAGGCCTGCCGGCTGGACCTGGACGCCATGTATGCAGACCCGGCAGCGCACGGGCGCGTCCTGGGGGCCGCGCTGACGGTCCTAGACCATAACTGGCGCACCAGGCCGGCCAGGCTCGATCCGTCGCAGAATTACGAAGCTTGGTCGCGGGTGGTCAGGGAAGCTTGCAAGGCGGTCACTAATTTTGATCCGGACGATTCCAGGGCGGTGCTTGAGGCGATGGACGCCGATCATGAGCAATGGAGCGACACGCTGCTGGCGGTCAAGGCGGTGATGGACGGCAAGCCGTTCACGGTCGCGGAACTTGTGGAGAAAGCGCAGGCGTCGGGGAGCACGTTCGGGAGCGTGGGCGCGCCTAGCCCGGCTCAGGCGGCGCTCGATCACCTCATAGATGAATTTGAACTGCACCGCATCAAAGCAAGCCGGTTTGCGAAACGGCTGGGCCGGTTCCTGCTCAAGCATCGCGATAGGCCATTGTGGGAAAAGGGTAAGGAAATTTTCTTGCGCCAGGCCGCCAAGCGAACACAGTTTAAGGGCGAAAAGACGGTCTGGCGGTTCGAATAGTGTTAGGGGTTTGGGGAAAATTTTGGGGGTTTTATGGGGGTTTGCGTTTGAGCAAACCCCTAACCATTTTTCCTGTTAAATCAATGGTTTAGGACGTAATACAGGGGTTTTAGGGGTTTTATTTTATATTTAAGGAATATTTTTTATATCTTATGTCTTAATATGAGACACATATGAATGATTTTTCTATATAAAGGTAGCTCGTAAAACCCCTAAAACCCCTAAAATCGAGAAAGGCCTTTAGAATCATGGTTTTAAGGCTAGGGGTTTGTTTGCCAGGGGTTTTATTTCAAACACCTAAGCAAACCCCTAAACGAAAGAAAGACGCCCGGAGGCGTCAATCTAGTTGACTTTCGTTAAAGGTCACGATTTCGTATACGTCATGACTTGTTTTTGTGACATGCCGGTGCGGATCATGAGGCGCAGGAACATTGCGACAGGCAATGGCGGCCCGATATGCTGCCAGTGCTGATAGTGGGTCTGCCGAGAGTAGCCGAACAGGGCGGCGCATTGCGGCCCTGTTAGTTTGAGGTGGCGCAAGGCCATGCAATATTCGGTGGCGTCCATCATTTGACCCTCGTCTTTTCAATGCGCCAGGTATATGCGGCGTTTTGGGTGATCGCCAAGCCTTCGTCGCGCCTGTCATGGTTGAAGCGCACGATGCGGAAGGCGTAGCGAAAGGCGGCGTCGCCGCGCTTGAAAGCGTCGTCGGCGCATCCCTGGCGATGGGCCGCCTGATCGGCGGCGCCACGGGCGGTTTTGAAGGTTTGGGCGAGAATCATGGCGGTTTTCCTTTGGTTAGCGCGCCAGGGAGGCGGCGTTGCGGGCCTTGATGGCGGCAATTTTGGCGTCGGTGTGGACCGAACGACGCTTGCCATAAGCGGCGCGAACCTGGCGGAAGCCGGCTTGCGTCAGGGCGCTTTCAGCGGCCAGGAGCACGGCGTCAACGACGTCGAAAGCGGCCTTTTGGGTGTCGTAGCTGCCGCCGTCCTGGCTCTCAGCGACCAAGTCGGCGGCATCGACGGCGGCCTGGATGTGCTGATCGATCACCAGGCGTTCGGCCTGATAGGCCTTCCACGAGGCGCGCTCGAAATCGCGCAGCGCCTTCATGTCATGCTTGGACATGCAGCCGTCCAGGTTTTCCAGGATGAAATCGGCGCCTTCTGCGGTCAAATGCATGGCGTCATGTTCGACGCGGATGAGGATCGGGCTGTTCAGGCGCAGCGACAGGTCTTTTTCTTCGCGGTTGCCGCAATGGATGATGTGGCCGCCGGCGGTGAAATCAAGGTCGCTGCGAGCGCCTGTGATGATGGCGAGGACGGCGCGGTCGTTAACGGTGCGGGCGAGTGTCGGGGAAGTGGTCATAACGTGTGCTCCTGTTCGGTGTCTCTTATGTAAACTGGGTTGACAGGCTTGTCAACCCAGTTGTCGAATTATTTACGCCTGGGCGCCAACAAAACGCTTGGCGGTGGCGCCGTGGGCGATGATCACCATGGACGCTTTCGCCTTTGCGCTGGTGCCGCCGCAGGCCTGGCAAGCGTCGCAGGAGGTCTTCACGCCGGCTTCTTTCGACGCCGGGCAGATCACTTCACCCTTGGCCTTAGCCTCCGACGGGGTGCGGACGCGGAACGAGCGCCAGCCGGCGGCGGTCGCGTCCGCCAGGTCGGCCAGGCTGTCGCATGACGCCATGCAGATGGTCTTGAGCGCCTGGAAACGAGCGTCGCGCCATTGGTGCGAATAGCCGTTAGTGAAGGCGGCGCGAAGCGTGGCGGCGCGCCAGACCTGGAAAGGCACAGCAGCTGGATCGCCATATGTGCCGAGGCGGAAGCCCAGGCCGGCGAACAATTCCGGAAGGATGGCAACGTCATAATCGACGCCCGGCTCGGCGTAGCGGTCGCCACGGATTAGCGTCTCGTATACGCTGCGAACGCTGCGCCCGACGTTGACGTAGCAGGCGCCACCCAAATACGGGCGCATGAGGCAGTCACCGCACACGCTGCTGTCAAGGCCGCTCTTGAGCGCGACGACCGGCGACACATCCGAGCGGATGATAAAGGTCTGCACCATCGCGCCCGTCTTGACGTTGGTGCTGGCCGAGGTGATTTTGTTGGCGATGGCGACAATCGGGGCGCCGTCGATCATCGACGGGCCACGATAAAGGACGACGCCGCAAAAGCGATTGGACTTGAGAGCGGCGAGCATGTCGGAGGCGGTGCGGATCATGTGGAGAGGCCTTTTTGTCTGCGGCGTTGAACTGTCCCGAATATAGCCACAGCGTATGCGCCTGTCAACTAGGTTTACAAATTAAAATAAATTATTTTTGCGCTTGACAACTAGATTGACGCCAGGCATATAAAGGGCAGTTAACAACCGCACACGAAAGGCGCTCACATGCTGCAAGTTCAAGGCCTTCCCTTCCACAAAGGATCCGACGCCTGGCGCGTCATACACGAGGGGCGCATCCTGCCCAAGTATGTGCGCGACGAGATCGCCCGCCTGCGCCGCGAGCGGAACGAATACAGCGAGATCCGGGTGCTGATGACGGGCGAGCCTGGCTGGATCAGCCGGGCAGAGCAGGCGGCGCGCAGCGCCCGCACCTACGCCGAGCACGAGGCGCGCGCCCTGGGCTGGACCGAGCCAAGCGTCGCCGCCGAGGGCGCCGCCGCCTACGCCGAGGCGCTGGCGCGCCAGGCCTAGCCAGGCCCAGGCCTGTCAGAGGGCTGACAGCCCTCTGACACGCCTGTTCCCGGTCTGTTCTGGCAGGGTGCTGACAGGGCAGCGACAGGCCTCGAAGTAAAAACACGACCGGGGGTACCCCCGCTAATAGGCGGCCTAGAGTATACTATAAGCCCCAAAAATTTTTCTCAAATTTTTCACCCAATAAATAATCGTATTCGGTTGTTGACCAATAAACGGACACTCTCATGGATTTTGGGAAATGAATGAGAGTGTTCATTTCCCGGTTCAAATAGCCCCAGACAGTTTTGAACTTTTCTCCCTAACTTTGACCATGAGGTCATTCAGCCCAGTGACGAGCTTCTCCAAGGCTTCCAACGTATCGTTCATTTCCCCCGCCGAGTCCCCCTCCCAGGTGTCGATATGCGACCGTATCGCCTCCAGCAGGTCGATCTTGCTCTCCTGGACGCCCTCGGCGTAGGTCATATAGATCTCGAATTGTTTATCCGCGACCCACACGCACAGGTTCACCCTTGGCAGGATGCGGGTTTCCCACTTCGATAGTTTGAAGCCGTGGCGGCTGTAGTCGTATGGCTTGGTGATCTGGGTGAAGGGGTCGTACCCCCCGCAGTCGTCCCCTTGCATTTCCGGCGCTCTGTGTCTACCCATCATATGCTCCTCCTCCGTATTCTACTGTCTAACCTGTTTTCGCTCTTGCCGGCAAGCCCATTTCCCTCATATACTCCAGCACCCCCGACCGACGAGGCCCACGCCATGCCCACCAAAAAGCAAAACCGGCGCATAGCTCGCTTCGAACTAGCGCAATCCACCAGGGCGGCGCCGACGCCCCCGGAGGTCAAGCCGCCGTGGGCCAGTATCTACACCCCCGCTATCGGGGAGCGGATTTGCGATCTGGTCACCAATGGCAAGACCTTGCGGCAGATTGCGCTGGAGGAGGTCTGGGCGCCCAACGCCCGGATCATGTATTATTGGCTGGAGGAGCATCCGGAATTTGCGCGGGCCTTCGCGGCGGCGCGAGAGCTATACGCGGATGACATCGCCCGCGAGATCGTGACCATTGCCGACGAGGCGGCGACCGATCTCGACATCGCCAAGCTGCCGCATCGCATCCATGCCAGGGAGTGGCTGGCGGTGAAGCGGTCCCCCCGCTTCTATGGCGACCGCCGCATGATCGACACCACCTCGCAGGTCAATATCAACAATTTGACCAAGATTGATGTCTCCCATCTGTCCTCGGACGAGATCCTCATTGCCGAGAAGGCCCTGATGAAGGCGATAGGACATTCCAGCTGCAATCCGGAGGACGACGACGATGCCTAAACACATCCAGCCCGCCAAGACCCTGGTCGATATCACGGTCGCCGGCCCAAGCCCTTACGAAGGCCGGATATTCCCGCTCAATGTTCAATTTCTCGAGGGCGAGTGGATGATGCAGGTCATTCCCGCCGGCCCCTCCAGGGAGGCGGCGTTTTATTTCCCGATCAAGGATCTCAAGGTCTGGGCGCCGGCGGGGCATCTATGAATCCGATCACCCTGCTCCAGGACTGGTGGTGCGCCAGGCTCCGGAATATCGACATTCAATACCTCTGGCCGATCTGTAAGGAACAGGCCCGCGACTTCGCTGAGGCCCGTTACGTTTTTGCTATTCACGCCATTTGCGATCCGGCCTGGCTGCGGCTTCCCGCCGAAGAGATCAAGCGCATTATCGGGGAGTTGCAATGAAGAACACTTTTGAGATCAAGCTGGGCCTCCATGTTCACGGCTCCGACGACTGGGAGCCGATGAATTACTCCAACTATTCCTCCTGCGTTCACGCCTGGCGCGCCGTCGATCCCGACTGGGATCCCCATTTTGCCGAGTTTTCATTCGAGATCGCGGAGTTTAACGGGGTGCTGTTCGGATGACGTCCATCAATCTTCAAAAGGTCAATCCGCAGGATGTCCTCGACCGCATGGACAAGGAGATGTGCGAGCGGTCCCTGCACGAGTTCGTCAAGCGGGCCTGGAAAGAGGTCGAGCCGGGCCAGCCCATGCTCGACAACTGGCACCTGCCGTTCATCTGTGAACATTTGGAGGCGATCACCGACGGCGCCCAGGTCGATGGCAAGCCCTACAACCGTCTCCTGATCAACATTCCTCCCGGCGGCATGAAATCCCTGCTGCTCAATGTGTTTTGGCCGGCCTGGGAATGGGGGCCTGCCGCCATGCCCCACATGCGCTATCTCTGCGCGTCCCATAACATCGACCTGGTCGAGCGCGACAGCATTCGCATGCGCCGGCTGGTCACCACCGCCTGGTATCAGAAGCACTGGGGCGACCTGGTCGAACTGACCGGCGACCAGAACTCCAAGACGGTGTTCGAAAACACCCGCTCCGGATGGCGCAGGGCGGTCGCGGCGGGAGCGGATACCGGTCACCGGGCCGACCGCGTCCTGATCGACGACGCTCTGAGCGTCAAGAACGCCAACAGCGACAGCACCCGCGAGAGCGTCAACCTGTGGTTCAGGGAATCGGTGCCGACCCGCCTCAATTCGCCGCGCAAGAGCGCCATCGTGGTGATCATGCAGCGGCTGCACGAGGCCGATCTGTCCGGAATGATCCTCGACAAGAAGCTCGGCTACGATCACATCATGATCCCGATGCGCTACGATCCGGACCGCGCCCACCCCACCATGCTCGGCTACAAAGACCCCCGCACCATCCCCGGCGAGCTTTATTTCCCGACCCGTTTTCCCCTCGACGTGGTCGAACGCGAAGAGCGGATCATGGGGCCGTTCGCCACCGCCGGCCAAATGCAGCAGGCCCCAGTCCCGCGAGGAGGCGGCGTCATCAAGGACGCCGACTGGATCCTGTGGGACAGGCCGGAATTTCCGGCGCTCGACTTTATTATCGCCTCCATCGACACCGCCTACGGTCTGAAGCAGGAGAACGACCCCAGCGCCATGACGGTGTGGGGGGTGTTTTCAGGCGACACCCGCAACCAGGCCACCAGGCTGGTGGATCGCTACGGTCACCCGAAGGAAATGCCTGAAGGCGGCGCCTCCACTCACCTCGACGCCGCGCCGCGCGTCATTTTGATGTACGCCTGGACCGAGCGCCTCAGTCTTTCCGACCTGGTCGCCAAGGTGGCCCTCCATTGCAAGAAGTTGAAGGTTGACCGCCTGCTGGTCGAGGCCAAGGCGAGCGGCATATCGGTCGCGCAGGAGATGCGCCGTCTTTACGGACATGAGCCATGGGCGGTTCACCTGATCAATCCAGGCAACCAGGATAAACTTGCTCGGCTGTACAGTGTTCAGCCGCTGTTTGCGGAAGGCATGGTCTACGCTCCAGACAAGGAATGGGCGGAAATGGTGATCAGGCAAGTGGCTTCCTTCCCCAAGGCGCTGCATGACGATCTTACCGACACCACATCACAGGCGATTCGCCACCTGCGCGACTGCGGATTGCTGACCCGGTCCGACGAAAGGTTGGCGGAAATGAACGAGGAAGTCCAGTATGGCCGCACCAGGCCGCTGGAGCCGCTCTATCCAGGCTGAAAAAGGGAGAAAAGTCATGTTTTTTCGCAATAACCCCACGTCCGTGACGGAGAAGGCTCCGGAAAAGCCGATTCCAGCCCCAAAAACCCCTGAAAAACACGAAAAACACGATGAAAAGACCGAAAAACACCCCCACCGCGACATGCACGAGAGCAAAAAATGACTAAAAAGACCGAACATGAGCACCAGGTCCATAAGTCGAGCCGCATCAAACCCTCGATTCAGGCTGCTTTGGACGAAACGCACCCCACCGGGGGCGCTGAAGTGCTCCACCATCACCCTTCCGTGGCCGGATCGCACCGCCGGCCCGGCGATTTCGACGTATTCGACCCCCAAGACCCCGGCATGCAGGGCATTCCGCTGGCCGGGCCTCCTTCTTACCTGTCGCCATCGACCGGCGACCTCCAAAGGAAGCTGGCGGAAGCTCCTCCTCTCTTAATGCCCGATCTTGAGCACGTCGCCGCCTTTGGCGAGGGCTTCACTCACATCGCCAGCGGCAATGAGGGCGTCACCGCGACCAATATTCATCCCAACCAGGTCCGCTTCATGGATTTCGGCGCCGCGCTTCTCCAATTGGAGCAGGGCCACCGCATTCAGCGCAAGGCGTGGAGCGGCAGATGGGTCGAGGCCCGCTTTCCCGACGGCGCGCCGGCGTGTCTTTACATGACGCTGGCCAACGGCGAAATGACCATCTGGACTATCTCCCAAGCTGACGTATTGGCCAGAGACTGGAGCATTGCGCCATGACCGTAGTTGAGAACGACCGTATGACGTCCATCAATCCCTACAGCATGGATTTTGGCACGGCCATCCTGCAAATGCGGGCCGGCTGCAAAGTCCAGCGCGAGGGCTGGAACGGCAAGGATATGTGGATCGCCCTGTCGGGCGTGGAGGGACCGCGCGTAGTCTACCACGAGCAGCTTTGGTCGAAGGTCGCCCGCGATTACGCCAAAACCCAGCCCGATGGGAGAGTTACCGTCCTGCCCTGCTTCATCATGAAGACGGCGACCGGCGAAATCCTGATGGGTTGGCTGGCGAGCCAATCCGACATGCTGGCCCAGGATTGGAGAGTTGTGCCGTGACCCCGTTCAGGCCCGAACCCATCAAGACGACCAAGCTATGGACCGGCGTCTGCCGCGACGGCCCGTGGAAAGGCCTGCCATTGACGGCGGGATCGCGCTTCGTCTGCGCCCCCGACGGCAATGAATACTGCAATGACGGGACCGGACACTGGAACTGGGTCGAGCTACACCACGAGGGCAAGAAATGAGCAAAATCCTCAATGGCGTTTGCGTCGGCGGTCCCCTGAATGACCGGGGCCTGACCTGGGACAAGGACGTGAAAGTGCTGCTGGCGTCGAACAACGACGGCCACGCCGGCGAATACCACTATGACCACGCAGCCACCAACAAGTGGATCTGGCTTGACGAAGGCAAGGAACAAACCATGAGCAGAGCAGCCGAAGAGCAGACCATACCCCGAATTACGCCCGAAATCATCGATAAGCGCATCGTGCGGGTGAAATACTATCAATTTCCCGACTCCACCGTCATGATCTGCGCCATCGAACTGACCAATGGCTACCATGTCATTGGCGAGGCCGGCTGCTCTTCTCCGCTCACTTTTGACGAAACCATCGCCAGGCGGATCTCCTTCGACGACGCCCGCCGCAAGATCTGGCCGCTGGAGGGCTACGTCCTCCGCAACGAACTGAAGGGGCTATGACGCCGCTCGATATCGCCATTTCGGTTTTCATCCTGCTGCTTGTCAGCCGCCTCTCCTACAACAAGGGGCGGCGCGACGAGCGCGCCGCTCATTTCGAGGATTACGAAAATGAGTTTCATGATGAAGGCCACTGTCGATAATCACCCGCTGCCTGGCGGGCGACCCTCACACCTGTTTGACGTCCATGTCGAGGGCGGCGATCCGCCGGCCAAGGCCGAATACACCATCATCGCCAACGATGAGGATGAAGCGGCCCGCGAGGGCATGAAACGGTTCCAAAAGGCCCATGACAAGACGCCGATGCCCGACATTGGCGATATTTGAAATAGGCGTTATAGTCCCTTCTGCTTTTCCAGAGAGGATGCGCCATGCCATTGGTGCCGGGCTTGCCCCTGAACATCCGCCAGACCAATGGCGGCGCCCCGCCGGCCATTTCTCCGGGCGTCTCCATCCAGCATGACGTTCACGAGCCTCCCGGCGTCCCCGAAATGGACGACGCCGGCGCTGTCATCAAGATCGAGCATGCCGACGGCAGCGTCACTGTCTCGCTTGATGGCAAATCGCTGGTCGATAAGCCAGAGCAGAACACAGGCTGGTTCGCCAACCTGGCCGAAAAGCTTCCGGAAGACGATCTGAGCGGCATTGCCGACGATTTGCTGCGCGGGATCGACGAGGATCTGACCAGCCGCAACGACTGGATCGAAGAGCGCGCCCAGGGCATCAAGCTGCTCGGCCTCAAGATCGAGATCCCCAATTTGCAGTCGGCGGCGGACGGCGCCCCGGTGGACGGCATGTCAAAAGTGCGGCATCCGCTGCTGCAGGAGGCGGTGCTCCGCTTTCAAGCCAACTGCCGCTCCGAAATGCTGCCCACCGACGGGCCGATCAAGATCCGCGATGACGGCAGCAACTCCAATCTCCCTCGTGACGCACTGGCGACCGCCCTTGAAAAAGACCTCAATCATTATCTCACTGTCACTGCGACCGAATACTATCCCGACACCGACAAGATGTTCCTTCTGCTGGGCTTTGGCGGCACGGCATTCAAGAAAGTGTACAACTGCCCGCTGCGTAATCGGCCAGTTTCTGAATCGGTTGACGCCAACGACCTCATCGTCAACGACGCCGCCACCGACCTCGCCAACGCCAAGCGTGTTACCCATCGATCTATGATGCGGCCCTCGACGGTCAGGCGCATGCAGATAATCGGCGCCTATCGCGACATCGACCTCGATACGCCCAAGCCGCAGACGCTCGACGCTGCGCAGGAGGCGGCTAAAAACCAGCAAGGGATCCAGACCAACACCACGAGGCCCGACGACCGTGACCGCGAGATCTACGAGTGCTATTGCGAACTCGATCTCAAAGGCTACGAGCACAAGTACAAAGGCAAGATTTCGGGCCTTGAGATCCCGTACCGGGTCACCATCGACCTCTCCAGCCGCAAAATCCTCTCGGTCGTCAGAAACTACGATGAGGACACGAAGGAGCTTCCTGAAGCTAGAGAGACATTCGTCAAATATACCTACGTACCGGGCCTCGGCTTCTACGATATCGGACTCCTTCATATATTGGGCAATACCACCAACGCTGTTACTGCTGCTTGGCGCGAGTTGCTGGACGCTGGAATGTTTAACAACTTTCCCGGCTTTCTCATGGCTGATACGGGAGCCAGACAGAACACGAATATCTTCCGCGTACCGCCGGGCGGCGGCGTCCTCGTCAAGACGGGCGGTCTTCCCATCAATCAGGCGATTATGCCACTTCCTTACCAGCCGCCGTCTCAAGCTCTGATGGCCCTGGTCGATAACATGGTGCAGACCGGCCAGCGCAGCGGCGGCACCGCCGAACTGCCGGCCAACGAAGGCAAGGCCGAAATCCCCGTCGGCACCATCCTGGCGATGATCGAGCAGGCCCAGAAGGTGCTGAACAACGTCCACAAGCGCATGCACTCGGCGCAATCGCAGGAATTTCGCCTGCTGATACGCTGCTTCAAGGAGAACCCCAAGGCGTTCTGGCAGCGCAACAAGAAGCCGTCCGCGCCGTGGGACGAGCAGAACTTCCGCGCCGCGCTCGATCAGGCCGACCTGACCCCGCAGGCCGATCCGAATACGTCGAGCCATGGCCAGCGCGTGATGAAGATCATGGCGCTCAAGCAGTTGCAGCAGCAAAACCCCAGTCTCTACGACCCCATCGCCATCGATACGGCGGCGCTGCAGGCGCTGGGCTGGAACAATCCGCAGCAATTCATGGCGCCGCCGAGCGCCCAGGCCGCGCCTCCCCCGCAACTCATCCAGCAGCAGGCTGAGACGGCGGCGAAGACCCTCACCTCGCAGGCGGCGATGGTCACCGCCCAGGCGCGGGCCAAGGAGGCCGGCGCCCGCGCCATGAACCTGATGGCGGAAGCCCAGACCATGGGCATGGACGAAACCGGCCAGATCCAGCAGGACACGCCGGTCGATCAGCACCGCGCCGAATCGGAGCGCATCAAGGCCAACGCGCATGCGCAGCAGGCCGACACTCACCAATCCGTCATGCAGGCCAAGTCCCAGGCCGACCTGCTGAACGCCCAGACGCGGGCCAAGGAAATCCAATTGAAGCTGGGCGAACTGTCGATGAAGGATTCGCACCACGACGACGAGCAGCGCCTCAAGGCGAGGCAGAGCGCCGTCGATATGGCCAAGCAGGTCATGGACACCCGTGCCGAAGACCAGCGCACCGCCGCCGAGATCCATCACGATCACACCATACTGAGCCGCGAGCAGGAGCACGATCACGCGATCACCGAAAAGACCCACGCGCATGAGAAGGAATTGGAGGGCGTGAAGAAAGCGGCGGCTATCGCGGTCGCTAAAGCCAAACCGAAACCCAAGCCTGCAGCCGCCAAGCCAAAGGCCAAGAAATGAACGAGCGCGCGAAAGCCCTTGGCTTCGATCCGTCGCAGACGTGGTTTCACGGCTCAACTAAGGATCTGCCGGCTTTCGCCGCCAAGCGCGCTCCGCGCAGCGAGCAAATGGGCCTGGAAGGCGTTCACCTTGCGCAAAATCCGGATTTTGCCTCCCATTACGCCGAAGGGCCTGGCGGCAACGTCACGCCAGTTCATGTGCGCGGCAATATTCTCGACGCCACCCAGCTTATCCCCGAAGGCGGCGAGCATCACGCCATTCTCGATAAGCTGCTGAAGGGAACAGGCCGCAAGCCATACTGGAACTCTGATGAGCAGGGGCGTCGATTCGCCCCGCCGCTTCAGGGTCATATCGACGCCGTCAGCCCGCAAAAGGCCAAGCGCGTCATCCAGGAACACGGCTACGACGGCGTCAAATACGATGCTCGATACGGATCATTGCAGCCTGGAGGCCGCAGCGCGAGCATTTCAAACAAAAGCCCCGCAGTGGTGATGTTCGACCCATCGAATATCCGGGCCAGGACTGCACAATTCGACCCCCAGCAAGCAGGGAGCGCGGAACTAATGGCATCGAGAGGCGGTAAGGCGATCCACTCTGCGCTCCTGACGGCCAAGAGCCTTTATGACAAGCTGCCGCATGTCGTCGGCGGCGGGGCGCCGATGGCCAAGGGCGGCGCTGCGCTGGCGCCGATTCCCCAGATCATCATGCCGGGCGATCACCCGGCCCGCATCGACACCCGGCTGGCGACCGGGGCCAAGCCGCTCGATCTGGGGCCAGGGCCGCGCACCGTCAACATGGCTGCGTTGCGGGCGACGCCGGCGCTGTTCGACAAGAACGTCGATATCCTGCGGCACTACCCGAATGTTTCGAAAAGGGCGGCGAAGCTGTCGAACCCGGATATGGCCGAGCATTTCATCAATCACGTCAAGGACAACCTGCTGTGGCTGCACGATCAGGTGCCCAACGAAACCCGGCAGCGGTCCAAATTGTGGTACGACGGCGCCAACAAGCTGGCCAAGGAGTGGGCGCAAAAATACGGCGTCTCGGAGGCGTCCGCCGCCGGCGCGCTGGCCGCGCTGTCGCCGCAGAAGGACTGGTTTCAGAACGTGTCGCTGGCCGAGCGCGTCCTGCATGCGATGAAGGGGCGCGGCAATAACGCATATCATGGTGAAACCTTTTCGCCTGAAATGGAGGGCACCTATCGCGGCCTGGACAAGCTGGCCACCGAGAAGAACGAGCCAATCTTCCAGGCGATCAGGGGCAAGTCGCTGGGCGACATCGACGACATGAAGCACATTCCCGGCGACGAGCGCGCGGTCATGAAGGCGCTGTGGATCCGGATGCACGATCAGACCCACGGCGATCCCGGCTACAAGATCGCCACGCCGGAAGGTCATTTTGGCGAGGTCGCCCGGAACGCCGACGGATCGCCATCGAGGGCGGGCTGGGGTTCGCTGGGCGAAATCGGCAAGGCGGTGCAGGCCATCGAGAGCAATGGCGATCCGACCTTCATGAACCGCCTGATGGGCGAGCGCCACAAGGTTCGCAATTTCTACAATAACATCCTCGATCCCAACTCCCAGCACGGCGACGTCACCATCGACACCCATGCGGTCGCCGCCGGCCTGCTGCGCGCGCTGTCGGGCAATTCGCTTGAGGTGGCGCACAATTTCAGCAACTACGCCGGCAAGGGCGTTCCCGGCGCCGGCGGCTCCAACGCCACCGGCGTGAACGGAACCTATCCGCTCTACGCCGACGCCTATCGCCAAGCCGCCAAAGAGCGCGGTATACTGCCGCGCGAAATGCAATCGATTACGTGGGAGGCGATCAGAGGATTGTTCCCCGACACCTTCAAAACTGATAAAAACAACGCCCATATCGACAGCATCTGGAACGACTACAAGAACGGAAAGAAGGGAATCGACGATGTCCGCAAAGAAATCCACGACTTCGCGGGGGGCATCCGGCCACCGGAGTGGCACGACACCTCTGGAACGCCTGATGCACCGGTTCGGGGTGCCAGTGGACCGGGACTCGTACCTGGCCCTGGATCACGCGGGCCAGCCCCCCAAGGAATTATCGGCGGAACAGGAAATGGACCTCCCGGAGCACCTGCGCCGCAAGCACCCCGGCAGTCGGGGCTGATCCTGCCGCCAGGTTATGCCTGCGGCGGCATGATCGACAAAGCATTGGCCGCGACACGGCCCCGGTAACCTGATACGGTGATTTAGCTAGAAGGATGACGCCGATGTGTTTCTCGCTCGCCTGGCTTGAGAATTTGCTCATTTGGGTTGTCATCGTCGGCGCCCTGATCGCCATCCTCCAGCTTTTCGTGCCTTGGGTGCTGGCCCAAGTCGGGGATCTGGGCGGCGCCGTCGGCGTCATCCTGCAAATCGTCAAAATTATCGTCTGGGCGGTGATCGTGATCTTCGTGATCTATGTTGTGTTCGATCTGATTCAGTGCCTGATTGGCTCCGGTGGCTTGAAGCTACCCAAGTCATAACCCCACGGCTCCGGTAAGCCGTAAACCGAGAGGACCATATCGATGTCCGAACAAGCCAAAACATACCGCGCCGCGATGCGGGCTAAGGCCGAGCGTTTGGGGACGGCCACGTCCGCAGGCAAAGTCGATTGCAGCGATTTCGGCCCTGTCGAGCAGGATCCAATTCACGCCGATAAGCAGGAGGGCCTGCGACCCGTCTCCAGGCGAGCGTATAAGAGCGGCGGCGCCGTCATGGGCGCGGCGGCTTTCAAGCATGGCGGGCGCGTTGCGCGCAAGGGCGGGGGCGCGGCCAACGCCAGTTCCATGTTCGGCAACGCCATCTACAATAGCGACGTCAAGGAAGCCAACGAGAAGCGCGACGGCTACGTCAAGCGTGAAGGCGGCATGAAGAAAGGCGGCAGGACCGGCAGATTTGGCGGCGGCGGCAATGGCCCGATTGGCGGCCAGACTGCTGTCAACAATCAGGCGGCTGCGAACGCCATGCAGGCCATCGACGCCAACAATAGAGTCGGCGGCAACGTGCCGACCAACGCCTTGGGCGTTTCGGCGGGCAGTGGCAGCGGCCATATGTTCGGCATGGCGAAGGGCGGTCACCCGCACAAGGCCGAAGACGAGAAATGCGCCAAGAAGCTGGTCGCACACCACAAGGCCGACGGCGGACCGATCCCGTCGCCGGCGGACGCCGGTCCGCCTCCCGGCCCGCCCGAAGCTTCACCTTCCGGAACGGACCAGGATTCGGGCAAGCTGGATGCGCTGATCAGCGCGCTGGAGCACCAGCATAAAAAGTCGAAGAAGCACAAGGCGCCGCCGATGCCGCCTCCGGGTGCTGATGATGAGGCCGGCCCGCCCCCCGATGAGCAGGCCGGCCCGCCTCCAGGCCTCGGCGCCAAGCGCGGCGGCAAGGCCCGCAAGGAAGGCGGCGGCGTCTACGCCCCCAACATCAAGCTCGGCCCGCGCGACGGTTACGCCAAGGGCGGCAAGACCAAGGGCAGGACGAACATCAATATTGTCATTGGGCAACCTGGCGGCGCCTCTCCTCCCGATGCTGGCGGACCTCCTCCCCTGGCCGGGCCGCCGCCGGGGCCGGGGGCGGTTCCTGTGCCGCCTCCCGCGCCCCCGCCCCCGCCGATGGCTGGACCTCCAGGCATGCAGGGACCGCCGGGCGCGCCCCCGCCGATGCCGATGCCGCCTCCGGGCGGGCCGATGGGCCGCAAGCATGGCGGTCGAGCCTATCCGATTGACGATGGATCGGGCGGCGGCAAAGGCCGTCTGCAGAAGATCAGGTCTTATGGCCTGGTTCCAGCCAAAGGAGGTGGGAAGTGAGCTTCGAAAAGTCTGTTGTCGATCACGCGCTTGTTGTCGCTTTGGGGATCCTCCTCCTGCTGTTCGCTTTTGCCGGCTTTGTCATTTCGGCTCGTGCTCAGTCTATCGAGATTGGGCCAGGCGGCGTTGCGGTAAGTCCTGGCCGCGAGCGCGGCTGGGGCGGGCAGTGCGAGGAACTGCGGCGCGCTTGCGAATACAAGGAAGAGCGCGGCGAGGAAGGTTACGGCAACTGCCGTCGCTATCGCCGCTTCTGCCAAGGCAGGTAATCAAATAGGAGAAAGTTGATGGTGCTTCGTCATGTTGTAATTCGTGGAGTGGCCGAGATCGGTGACGTGGCCGGCTCGGTCGATCCCGGCTTTGGGCGCCCTGGCTTTGGCGGTCATCCCGATCAGGGCCTTCCCGGCTACGGCCATCCCGATCAGGATTTGCCTGGCTACGGACATCCCGATCAGGGTTTGCCTGGTCACGGTCATCCCGATCACGATCTTCCCGGCAGGCGCCCGCGTCCCGATCAGGGCCTGCCCGGCTACGGTCATCCGGATCAAGGATTGCCTGGCTACGGTCATCCCGACAACAGCCTGCCCGGCTTGCCGGTTTATCCCTCACAGGGTCCAATTCTTCCGGCCCCTCCCGGCCATCCTATTCCCGTGCCGCGCATTCCCGTGGTGCAAGCCATCGCGCTGCCTGAAGGCGAAACGCTGCCGACTGGCGCGCCCCATCGCCCCGGCAGGATTTGCGTGGTGGTTGACGGCGAAACCAAGGCGGTTGGCTGGCTGCAGGGTTCGGATGATCTTCCGGTCGCAGAGCCGAAAGGCGATGCGCCTGTGCCTGGCGGTCATTGGGTCGCGGTCGAAGCCTTCCCGCAGGCGCGACCGAAAAAGTGCCCCGATGGCGGCGAAGGCGTCGGCAAGACTGGTTTTGCCTGGGTGTTTGAGGTGAAGGCCGACTGGGGAACCCAGCCGACGCCGGTCTGAAAACACAGAGGGCCGCTTCCAGTACATCCGTGGAAGCGGCCCTCATACCCTCGGTCGTCACCTTGAGCTTGTCTTACATCAGGAACAAATCAGGTTCAAGCCCTAATGCAGACTTTCAAAAGCGTTTTTGCCGAAGAACTGAAGAAGCTCCTGCGCGAGCAGATCGAAGCTCAAAAGAACGACCTCGCATACGGCGCCAGCATGACGACCTTCGAAGCCTATCGCGAGGCGGTTGGCGTCATACGCGGCCTCAACAACGCCATCGACACCGTCGATGAGGCCGAGCAGAAGGCCAACGACCGCGAGCGCGGCCTCTAAATCCTATTGTCAGCGCACTGACAGTGTGCGAGTAATTGCGTGTCACAGGAGACGCGCATGGCCTTTGCCGAAATGCAACATGAACTGGAACCTCGCCTGAAGCTTCTGGATGAGCTTGGTGATCTGTCAGGGGTCGAACTTTTCCACAATCAGTTGCTGGTCGCGGTCTACATCAGGCCCGAAAAGACCAAGAGCGGCCTGTTCCTGGCCCAGCAGACCCTCAACGAGGATCGTTTCCAGTCCAAACTGGGCCTCGTCGTCAAGAAAGGCCCCCAGGCTTTCATCAGCGGCGGCGAATGGCAGTTCCCTGACATCGAACTGCATGACTGGATCCTGTTTCGCCCCTCGGATGGCTGGAACATCACCGTCAGCGGCGTTCTGTGCCGCATCCTGACCGATACGGCTGTCAAGGGGCGCATCAGCAGCCCCGATCTCATTTGGTGAGCGACATGGCGAAAGATCCGAATAGCATCCCGGCCTTCGATCCGAACACCGATTGGGAGCATGGCGGCAAGGAAGAGCGCGATCCGCTGGTCGAACTGCGGGCGCAACTCGACCGCGAGCGCGCCGCGCGCATCGAGGCGGAACGCCGCGCCAACGAATACGCGACCACCGCACACGGCGCGCAGGTCGAAGTGGCCGACAACGAGCTTAAACTGGTGATCAGCGCCATCGAGCGGGTCAAGGAGCACACCAACGCCCTGAAGGCCGCTTACGCTGAAGCGATGCGCAATGGCGATTTTGACAACGCCGCTGAATTTCAGTCGCAGCTTGGCGACAATTCGGCCCGCCTGCTGCAGCTTGAAAACGGCAAGGCGTCAATGGAGGCGCAGCCGGCGCCGGCGCCGCCGCAGCCGATCAAGACGATCATCGATCCCGTCGAGGAATTGGCGAGCCAGTTGACGGCGAAATCCGCCGCCTGGGTCCGCGCGCATCCGGAATGCGCCCGCGACAAGAAGCTTTACGCCAAGATGGTCGCCGCCCACAACATCACGGTCGCTCGCGACATCGATCCCGACACGGACGATTATTTTCGCTCGGTCGAGGCGCTCGTCTACGACAGGCCCGCAGGCCAAGATTTGGACACCGGCGCCGACGATCCGCAGGCCATGTCCGCCAAGGCGGCGCCGCAGCGTGAATCGGCCCCGCCGGCTGCGCCTGTCAGCCGTGGGTCGAGCGGCAGGAGCGCCGTGCTGACGCCGCTTGAGCGCGAATACGCCGAGATCTCTGGCATGTCCGAGCAGGAATACGCCAAGGCCAAAGAGGAAATGCGCAAAGCTGGGCGCATGCATTGAGGAAAAGATAATGGTCAACCGTCCGCCTCCGCAGCGTTTCACCACCCAAGAGCCGAGAGTTGAAGAGGCCATGCAGGCGCCTTCTTTCATTGAGCGCCCGCCGCTTCGCCAGCCGGTCGAAACCTCGATGGACCGCGCCGCCCGGCGCACCTTGGAATTGCGCGGCCACTTCACTAACGGCGTTCTCGACGAGGGCGCCGATGAATTTTACATCAACCCCGCGATCATTCCGGAAGGGTGGTCATACGAGTGGAAGCTGTTCTCGATCCTCAACGAAGAGCAGTCGTCCTATCAGGTCACTCTGGCCCGCACGGGCTGGGAGCCGGTGCCGTCGGATCGACATCCCGAATTGATGCCTCGCGGCACTAAGGAAAAGACTGTAATGCGGCGCGGCATGCAGCTTATGGAGCGCCCGCTCGAAATCACGCTGGAGGCCAAGCAGCTTGAGCGCGACAAGGCCCGCCGCCAGGTTCGCATCAAGGAAGAGCAGCTTACTGCGGCGCCTCCGGGCCAGTTTGGGCGCGACAACAAGGGTGAACCCTTGACCCGTCTCGGCAAGACTTACGAGGCCATGCCGGTGCCAAATAATTGACGGCGCTTGACGGCGCCGTATTTTTGGATGTACAAAACGTGTACTCGCTTCTCCCCGCTGTGAGAAGCCGTATTTTTCGGACCTCCCCTAGCCCCCGGTGTGGCATAGCAGGTCTTCCTTGAAAGAGGAGGGTGAGCTATGGCCAATATCAATGCGCCTTTCGGGTTCCGGCAGGTCCAGGGTCTGGGCAGCGCCCCGACTTATGAGCACGTCGAAGTCGTCGTCAACTACAACACCGGCGCCATCTACGAAGGCGACCCCGTGGTTCCGCTTGCTGACGGCACCGTCGGCCCCGCCACGCAGACCCTGGCCGTGCTGGCTTCCGGCATCGCCGGCATCTTCAAGGGCTGCAAATATCTTTCCGTTTCGCAGAAGCGCACCGTCTGGTCAAACTACTGGCCCGGCAGCGATGTCGCGTCTGGCAATTCGGTCACCGCTCAGATCATCAATGATCCGAACGCCCATTTCATTGCGCAGTCCGACGCCACCGGCCTCGGTCTGGCCGATGTCAATGCGCTGATCGGCATCAACATGGGCGTCCCGAATCCGGCCAACGGCTTCTCCGGAGCCTTCCTCGACACCACGACGCTCGGCACCGCGCTCGATCCGTTTATCATTGTGAGGATCCACCAGCAGCCCGCTGGCTCCCCCGGCACCTTCGTGCCGAGCGATGCGACGACCAAGCCCTATGACTGGGCCATCGTTCGCTTCAATAACGTCGTCACCCGTGGCCTCACCGGCATCTGATCCGGCCATCACAAAGGAGTAACCCGTCATGGCCGTCAATCTTAGCGCCATCAAAGACCTTCTGCTCCCCGGCCTCCGTGGGATCGAGGGCAAGTACGAGATGATCCCGTCTCAGTACGACAAGATCTTTACCAAGCACAACTCAAAGATGGCGCTGGAGCGCACGGCTGAGATGCGCTACCTGGGCCTCGCCGCCCTCAAGACTGAAGGCGGGCAGACCCAGTTCGACAACGGCGCCGGCGAGCGTTACGTCTACAACCAGGAGCACGTCGAGATTGGCCTGGGATATGCGATGACCCGCAAGGCCATCGACGACAACCTCTACAAGACCCAGTTCCATCCCTCCAACCTCGGCCTGATCGAATCCTTCCAGCAAACGAAGGAAATCTACGGCGCCAACGTCCTGAATACGGCCCAGGCCTATAATCAGACAATCGGCGGCGACGGCAAGGCGCTCTGCGCGGTCGATCATCCCATCGACAGCGGCCTCGTCGGCAACACGCCGGCGGTGCAAGTCGATCTCGGTGAATCGACCCTGCTCAACGCCATGATCGGCGTCCGGACCAACTTCAAGGACCAGGCGGGTTTGAAAGTTTTCGCTCGCGCGCGGAAGCTTATCATCCCGCCGCAATTGGAACCGGTAGCAATTCGTCTTCTCAAGACAGAATTGCGGCCAGGCACGGCAGACAACGACGTCAATGCCATCCTCTCGACTTCGGGTGGACTGTCTGAAAGCTTCATGGTCAATGACTTCTTGACCTCGCCCTTCGCCTGGTTCCTTCTCACAAATATCGATGGTCTTTCCTTCATGGAAAGAATAAAGTTCGAAACGGATATGCAAGTCGATTTTGTGACCGATAACCTGCTCGTGAAAGGTTACGAGCGGTATTCGTTCGGTTACTACAACTGGCGAGCAGTCTACGGCAACTTCCCGACCTCGTAATACTGGCTCAGAAGGAGAAAGCACATGGGTGCGACACACTTCACGGGGCCGGTTATCGTAGGCGACCCCGCTGTTTCTCAGGGTGAGCTTGAATTGTATCAAGACACCATGATTACGTTTGCGCAGACGCCTGCGTCTTCGACGCTCAACTTCCCGCTCAACATTCCGGCTGGCTCCACCATCATGGGGTTTGAAGTCGCCTTGCTGACATCGTGGGTTGGCCCCGCCACGGCGGTGCTCACTATCGGCACCGACACCACTACGAACAAGGCCTCGCTCGTCGGCGCGACCGATCTGAAGGCGGCGGCGCCGTTCCCGGCCATGACGCAGTCGGCGGCGAACATCGCCGCCCAGCGCGGATACACGCTGCTTGGCGTTCCCGCGCCAAATCCGTCGGCGCTCAACATCCAGATCGTCACGGGCGCGGGCGCTCCGAGTGCCGGCGCCGCGCTGGTGTCCGTCCACTACATCCAAAATCCGTCACCTTGAGGGGGCTTCGATGGGCAAGTTTGAGAAGGGCAAGAAGCCTGCTTTCGGCGGCGGCAACGAGGATGTTAAGGAAGAGGCTGAAGAGAAGGGCGGCAAGAAAAAGCGTGTAGGCGGGCCGGTTGGCGCGTCTGCTCACTCGCACGGTGGTCGAGCGGCTCGCAAGAGCGGCGGCGCCTGCGAGAGCCACCTGTTCTCGTCAGCCGCTGCGGGTACGCATGCGCCTGGGCGGAAGCTGATGTCGAAGAAGGATTGACGCCATGCGGCCAGTCACCGTCTCCGCTGCGCCTCTGGCCGCCGCCAATACGACGGCTGTTTGCGCGTCACAAGTGCCGCCGGCGGCTCCCGGCGGCGCTCTGGTCCTGACTTCATATCCGGTCGTCCTTGACCAGGCGCGCCAGCTTGCTTTCACCTCGACCGGCAGCAATGTCGCCACCACATTCACGATCAACGGCACCGACGCCTTTGGCGCCGCCCAGAGCGAAACTCTCGTCGGCGGCAATAACAGCACGGTCGTCACCACCAAAAACTACAAGACAGTCACCTCGATCACCAGTTCAGTGACGAGCGCGGGAAGTGTGATTGTCGGCACCAATTCCAGCCCGGCGATCACGTCCTCGGCGTGGGTGCGCTTCGACGATTCCGGCGATCCGGGGGTTGCGATCCAGATCAATTCGGCTGGGGCCACCAATATTTCGATCCAGCAGACCCTCGACGATCCCAACAGCCCGACCAATCCGGTTGCGCCCGCCAACGTGAGTTGGGCGCCGCATCCCGACGCCACTTTGGTCGCCGCCGCCATGGCCACTGGCGCGGTGTTGCAGGGCAACTACGCCTTCAAACCAGTCTTCGCGCGCCTCCTGCTCAACAGCGGCGCCGGAACGGCGACGGCAACTTTCTGTCAAGCTGGCGGGGCTGATTACTGATGCCTCCCCCCGGCCTATCAAACGGCCACAACAAGCTGGCCTCCCATCCTGGACTAGCCAAGCCTGGAGGCCTCGGCGGCAGTATCGGTTTGGGGCCGCTCGACGCACCGCTGCTCCGCGATCAAACCCTGACCGTCAACCTTCCTGTTTCCATAGACGAGAAGATCGGCCAGGCGCGGAACTGGGGTGATATTGCCGACAAGTTCACCATCGTCTCGATTGAGCCGCCCGTCGCCGGCGGCTATTTCAGCATCAATAAAGCAGGCGAGCTTCACGTCACGCGCCTCGGCGTTTTGCACCTCCGCAGGCGCGAGTATCGCTTGACGGTCGAAGCTGATAATGTCGTCGGGTCAGGGCGCGCGGTCATCACGATCAAGGTGGTGTAGCTGCCCCATCGTAGGGGGTTCGCATGACTTACAGCGACAAGTTCAACTTCGCCCTGGGACTTAGCGACGTCACCCTCTATGCGTTCGGTCTGTGCGGCATCAGGCGCACCGCGATTCTCCAGGAGCATATGGCCGACGCCTATATCGCGGCCAATCTCCTCCTGGCCGACTGGTCAACCAAGGGCGTTAATCTCTGGCAGGTTTCCCAGATCTCGATCATCCTGGGCCAGGATGTCGGGATCTACGATGTGCCGAACGAGGCCATCGTCATGCTCGACACCTTCGTGACGGTCGATGGCAGGGATCGCATCATGATGCCGGTCAGCCGCACCGAATATGCGAGCTACCCCAACAAGAACCAGCAGGGCGTCCCAAGCGTGTTCTGGATGGACCGCCAGCTTCCAGGGCGCGGCGGCATTCACATCTGGCCGGTGCCGGATCGCGACGGTTACGTCCTGACCTACCACTATCTGACGCAGTCGATGTCCTCGAATTTCACCAACGATCAGCAGCCTCCCGTCCCGCCAGAGTGGCTTTACGCCTTCGCTACCGGCCTGGCCGAGAAGCTGGCGATGTCCTGGGCGCCAGAGCGCCTGGCCTTTCTTTCGCCCATTGCCGAAAAGGCCTATGATACCGCCTCGCGCAGCGGCGTCGAAACCGCCCAGCAATACATCAGCCCGCAGATCGGCGGCTACTTCAGGAATTGAGGAGTGAGCCGTGGGCTACGCATCGAAGCTCGGTCGAGCCAGGATCAATTCCCGCAATCCGCAGGCGGCGGCGATCTGCGACCGATGCGGCTTCGTCTATAATCACGTCGATCTTCAATTCCAGTTCGACTGGGCCGGCGCGACGACAGTCAACAAGCAGATCTTGGTCTGCAACAATTGCCTCGATACGCCACAGCAGCAGCTTCGCGCCATCGTCATTCCCGCCGATCCGATGCCGATCAGCAACCCGCGCCCGCAGGAATATCGCGTAGCGGAGGCGAACGTGCGCGTGACGACCAATCGCTACGTGCCAGACGGCAAGACCGGCATTCCGGTTCCGGATCTCAATCCGCCGCCCACGGCGAGCGGTCAGCCTACCCAGCCCGCAGGGACGACGCGCACCACGCAAGTTAACGACACCCGCGTCACCCAGCAAACCGGCGCACCCAACGGCACTCTGAACCAGCAGCCCGGCACCGATCCGAATGCGCCTGGCAACGATGATCCGGGTCTGCCTTACCGCAACGTGGATGTTCCAAACACGGGGCCGCTCAAATAATGGCAAACATCCAGATCCCCAATCTCCCCGTCGCCGTTGCGCTGTCAGGCGACGAATCGCTCGAAATCGTGCAGGCCGGCGTTTCGGTGCGCGCCACCACCAAGCAGATGGCGCAACTGGCTGCGGTGGGAGAAGAAGGCCCGCCTGGGCCTCCTGGGCCTGTCGGCCCTCCTGGGCCAGCCAGCACGGTTCCAGGTCCGCAAGGCCCGCCAGGCACTGCCGGCAATCCTGGCGGCGCCGCCAATCAGATCCAGTACAACAACGGCGCGGGCGGCTTCGCCGGCTTCACGATGAGCGGCGATGGCACTCTGGTCGCCTCGACCGGCGCCATCACGATCACCAAGACCAATGGCGTGAATTTCGGCCCCTACGCCACGGCGACGACGCTCCCCCAGTTCAGCAGCACTGTCGCGGGCATTGTTCCGGCGTCAGGCGGCGGATCGACCAAATTCTTGTGCGCGGATCAGACTTGGGCGATTCCTCCAGGCACTGGCGGCGGGGGAACAGTCACGACCCCCGGCGGCCTCAACGGCCAGCTTCAGTATAACAATGCAGGCGCTTTCGGCGGCATATCCACGAACGGCACGGGCGTTCCGCTCGGCACGACTGGTTCAACCGGCGTCAGCCACATCACCGATGTCACCGTGACTGGAGTTGGATCTGGCACGGGAGCGAGCGTAACCCTCAATAAAACAGTGGGAAACACCAGCGCCATCTATGCCGAGACTGGCGGCGCCCTGCGCTGGCAATTGAGCCTTGGCGACAATGTGGCGGAAAGCGGCAGCAACGCAGGATCTAATTTTTCTCTTGCTCGCTTCACCGATGCGGGCGCGTGGGTGGACAACCCGATCAGCATCACTCGCTCCAATGGCGACACGACGCTGGTTCACAATCTTACGCTAGGTGGGAATGTCTACAGCAACGGCGGGCAACTCTCGGCAAGCGGCGCGAACGCCAATGTGTGGTTGAATAAGCCAGCTAGTGGAAGCGTGTGCGCGTTATACGGGGCTATGAACGGCAAGGCGCGCTGGCAAGTGACGGTTGGCGACAGCGCCGCCGAAAGCGGCAGCAACGTCGGATCTGATTTTGGCCTATACCGTTTCAACGATGCCGGGGCATACCTCGACACCTCACTCGCCATCAGTCGTTCCAGCGGCGTCGCTACATTCTCACAGCAAGTTTACGCTACTGGATTTAGGGTTGGCACAGGTACGGCTATCGCCGGCGATTCCATAGAACTCGGCAGGCCGGGGCAGAATGCGGCGGCTTTCATCGACTTTCACTCCGGTGCGAGCAGCACTGATTATGATTGCCGCATCATATCCGCTGGAGGCACGGCGTCGGCGGGTGCTGGCGCTCTTAGTCTGATTGGCGCCACTACGGGCGTAAGTGGAAATTTTAGCGTAAATGGGGCGTCAAATATTAACGCTCTGAATTGCGGTACGATTAATTCTAACAGCAGCGATTACAGGTGGGTCACTGGTGTTCAACCAAATACGCTTACGCTGTCTGATGCGTCATTCAATGGCGGTCAGTACCGTGATTTTCACATTCGTGGCGTTGATTCTGGCTACACGGTGGAAGTTCCGCTAAACGCCATATACCTCACTGCTCAAACTGTTCAGTGTGCTAATAACGTAAATGCCGCTGGCACCATCACTGGCGGAAATGTTACGGCAACCAGCACAGTTTCGGGAGCTTACGTAACTTCATCTGGAACTGTGAACGGGCAGACTGTTCAGGGAACTTATCTGTATTCGGCTGGAAATGTTAATTGCGCTGGAAACATGGGGGCCTCTGGCTCGGTTGATGGCGCTCAAGGCATCGTCGGTCGTCAAGGATCAGGCGGCGCGGCTGGACAGAATGTGTGCCAGTTCTGGGATGGCGCCCACATGAACCAGTATGTCGGCGGCACCTTCGTCGGCTACGTCCAATATATTTCCGACTACCGCGTCAAGGAGAACGTCGCGCCGCTGATGTCGGTGTGGGACCGCGTCAAGAACCTGAACCCGATCAAATACAGCCTCAAGGATTTCTCGCCAGAAGGTTTCAGGAACACGGTGGACGAGGCCGTGCCGCTGGTCATAGGCGATGAAAAGGAACGCTGGGGCTTTCTTGCGCACGAGCTTCAGGCGGTGCTGATCGAAGATGCAGCGAGCGGCGTCAAGGACATCCCTAATCACATTCAGACGCCCAACCCGTGGACAGTGATCGCGGCGTTGACCAAGACGCTGCAAGAGGCAATGGCGCGCATCGAAGACCAGGACGCCCGCATCAAAATCCTGGAGGGGGCATGAGCGCCGCAGACATCCTCAACCTTCCTGTCGCCATTGGCCTTTCAGGCGAGGAGTATATCGAGGTCGTCCAGGGCGGCACTCTCCATCGCGCCACGGTGAAGCACTTCAGCAAGCGGCTGCTGGAGGGCGAGATCCCCAATGGCGTCCTCGTGCTGGATGGCAAGGAGGGGCCGCCGGGAGGCGCGGGTCCGCCTGGTCCGCCGGGGCCTGATGGTCCGCCTGGCCCGCCGGGGCCACGGGGAGGGCAGGGTGAGCCTGGCCCGTTCGGGCCGACCTTCACGCCGATGTCTGGCGCTGTCATCCGCTCGTGGTCCGTCTACGACAACAATACGCACTTGTTCAAGGAACGCTACATTCTGGGGGCCGACTTCCAGAAGAAGAACTTCTACCCGCAACTGATGCTCGCGCCCGCCGTGTCGGCGCTCGGCAACCGGCTGCGGCTGCGGGCCAAGGTCTGGTGTGTGGGCGCCGCCCACGATTGCGCGATCAACGGCGGCATGTTCGTGAACGGCGAGAAGGCGGTGAGCGTCGCGCGCGCCTTTGCCGATTCGCCGCTGCTGTTCGACTATGAGTGCATCCCGACTGTTCTGACGCCGCAGATGTTCTCCTTCTGTATCGGCCCGTCAGACGTCGGCGTCGATTGCATTGTCAACGTGGGCCGACTGGTTCAGAGTTGCCTCGTCATCGAGGAGATCCAGGCGTGAGCAATGTCCAGATCCCGAACCTGCCCGCCGCCGGCGCCCTGACTGGCACAGAGCAATTGGAGCTTGTGCAGGCTGGCGTCTCGGTGCGCGCTACGATTGCGCAAATTGTCACTGACGCGCAAGTTCCGACAGCATCTGACACCCTGCCAGGGATGGACGGCGGGGCCTCGGCGGGCGTCGAGGTGACCTATTCGCGCGGCGATCACATCCACCCGACCGACACCTCGCGCTATGCGGCGTCGAATCCGGCGAATTATGTGACGGCGGCTGCGCTGGGGCCTTATGCCCTGATCGACAGCCAGGCGTTCACGGGGACGCCCTCGATGCCGACAGGCGCCACGGGCGTCACGCAGGCGGCGGCGGATAGTTCGACTAAGCTGGCGACCACCGCCTTCGTTAAGGCCCAGGGTTACCAGGTGGCGTCCGCGCTCGGCACGATGTCCACCCAGAACGCCAATAGTGTGGCGATCACCGGCGGCGCCATCAACGGGACGACCGTCGGGGCCACCACGCCTAGCACCGGCGCCTTCACTAATCTGTCGGCGTCGGGGACGGTGTCCGGAGCGGGGTTCACCGCGCTGCTCGCGCCCTATGCGCTGACGGCGAATGTTCCTGTTGCTTCCTCGACCAATCCCTCGATGGACGGGACGGTGGCGATTGGCGTAGGGACGACGTGGGCGCGCGCCGATCACGTCCACCCTTCCGATACTTCGCGCTATGCGGCGTCGAACCCAGCCGGCTATCAGACGGCGGCGCAAGTCACAGCTTCCCTGGGGCCTTACGCCCTGATCAATTCTCAGGTGTTCACGGGGACGCCCTCGCTGCCGACCGGCACGATTGGCGTGACGCAGGCGCCTGGCGATAGCTCGACCAAATTGGCGACCACGGCTTTCGTCGGGGCGGCGACCACCGCCTTGGGCCTCGGCACGATGGCGGCGCAGAACGCCAACAGTGTCGCGATCACGGGCGGCGCCATCAACAACACGGCGATTGGCGCGACGACGCGCAGCAGCGGCGCTTTCACCACGCTGGCGGCCAACGGCGCGGCGACCTTCACATCCTCGCTGACGGCCTCGCCAGCCAGCGCCAATGTCACTCTGTCGCCCACCGGCACCGGCACGGTCATCATCAACCCGGCGACGGCTGGCTCCATCGACAATACGGCGGTGGGCGCGACGACGCCCAGCACCGGCAAGTTTACCACGCTGTCCGCGACGTCGATCAACAGCACCCCGATTGGCCCCACGACGCCCAGCACGGGCGCCTTCACCACTTTGAGCGCCAATGGCGCGGCGACGTTTACAGGCTCGCTGACGGCCTCGCCAGCCAGCGCCAACGTCACGTTTTCACCGACCGGCACCGGCACGGTCACCATCAACCCGGCGACGCTCGGCCATGTCGATAACACGGCAGTGGGCGCGACCACGCCCAGCACGGGCGCCTTTACCAATTTGTCCGCGACCGGCACGGTGTCGGGCGCCGGCTTCACCACGCTGCTGAACCCCTATGCGCTGGTCAATTCTCAGGTGTTCACCGGGACGCCATCGTTGCCGACTGGCACCATTGGCGTGACGCAGGCGACGGCCACCAACAACACGACGTTGGCGACTACCGCCTTTGTCAAGGCGCAGGCTTATCTGACCGGCAATCAGACCATCACCCATACGGGCGACGCCACCGGATCTGGCACCACCAGCATCCCGATGACGGTCGTCCAGCTTCAGGGCAGGCCGCTCGCCGCCACCGCGCCTGCCACCGGCAACCTGATGGGCTGGAACGGCTCGACGTGGGGGCCGGTTGCGGCTGGCGCGGCGGCGGCTGGCGGCACCAACGGCCAGATCCAGTACAACAATGGCGGCGTCCTCGGCGGCTTGACGCTCAACGGCACCGGCAATCCAGTCGGCACGACCAGCCCCACCTTGGCAGGCTCGGTGGTCATCAACGGCACGGCGCTCGGCAGTGTCGCGGGCAACTCGCAGATCGTCTTCTCGCCGGGTTCAACCGACACCAATGGCGAGTCGCTGCGCACTGAAATCCAGCGCAAGTCGGCGGGATCGGATTGGAGCACCGCCGCTTGGCAGATCTACCGTCAGGTAGACAGCACCAAGATGGGCTATATCGAATTTAACAGCGGAAGCTCCAAGCCAATAGCTTTCGGTAATGGCGTCACTGAACATGCCTATTTCGACAGCGGTAAAAACCTGACCATTTTCGGCAATGTGGCGGCGACTGAAGTTTCTTACACCAATGGTGTAAACCCAGCGGTTGTTCTGAGTAAAAGCGCGTCAGGTGGCACGTCTCGCATCGTCGGCTCGATGGCGGGTAGCCCCAGATGGCAGGAAATGCTTGGAGATGCATCAGCCGAAAGTGGCAGCAATGCTGGATCAAATTATGGTCTGCAAAGATACACTGATGCTGGGGTTCTTATCGACGCGCCGTTTGCTATCAATCGCGCTTCTGGCATCGCCACGTTTTCGCAGGGGGTTGCTGCTGCGAGTTACACGGTAAATGCCTTAGCCGCTACCGATGCCGCTTTATACCTCAACAAGCCCGCATCTGGTCGAGCTTCAACTGTGTACGGCCAGATGGCTGGCTCGACTCGTTGGGGCATGAATTTTGGCGATTCTGGGGCTGAAGCCACAGGCAACGTCGGTTCTGATTTTGGCCTCGCCAGATTTGACAACACGGGCGCGTTTATCGACAACCCGCTAACTATTAACCGTGCAACTGGCGCGGTGACGCTGAACCAGACCAACTCTAGCGGTGTGCTAAACCTCACTGCAACAGCGGGCGTGTGGCCGCAGATTTCGCTCAATAAAGCGGCCAGCGGCGTGGGCGCTGTTGTAACTGGCACTAAGGCTGGCGTCGCTCGC